ATTAAATATTTCACAATCAATGCAAGACCTTTCTCCTAAATAGTTATTAATACAAAATGGATTGTTTGTACTACTATAAGCATGACATGTGCAACCACCTGTTATTTCTTTTGCTGTTTCATAATTCATCTCGTTCACATTAAGATTTAAATTATCAAACAAATTTTTTACCTCAGTATTATTCATTATTATTTCTTCTTTAATTATTAATTTATTATTGTTTAACTTGCTAATTGGTCTTCGTTATGTAATTGCAAATATTCATCATAATACATCCAAACCAATGGTGTCCCATCTGGGAGTTTTCCTACTGATTTCTGTTTTCCTTTACAACAATTTTGAATATTATTAATATTATATTTTTCTGACGCTTCTTTGGTAGTATTAAATATTTCATTAGTAGTAATACAAATTACTTTTTTTATATGATTATTTTTATATGTTTTTTTATCATTACCTACTTTCAAATACTCACTATAATACATCCATTGTAATAGCTCACTTGTAATCGGGTGCTTACCACAAGATTTTCTTCGACCATTACAACATGCACAAATACTACTATAATCTATATTATATTTCAGACTAGCTTCTTTTTCTGTATTAAATATTTCTTTTGTATTAATACAAACAATTGACTTTTTATTAAAACTATCTTTCCCTGTAAATAATCCATAAATATCTTTATTCCAAGGAATACAACCTTTTTTATTTTCACTCATTTTTTCTTTAGATTCATCACTCATGTGTTTTCCGAACCAATAAGAATTTTTACTTTTTAATATTGCATGATTATTTTTAATCTTTTCGATTGATTCCTTTGTATGGTGTCTTCCATACCACGATGAATTAATTCCACTATATTTACCTTTCCTTGTTTCACTTATTCTATTATAAATATTTTTAATTTCATCATCTGTTTTACCTAATATTAAATTTCCACCATCTCCACCAGAAGCAATATTATAATAGTCATTTGACTCAGTAGCATTGTGATTTTTTATGTATTCTATTTCTAATTGATTTAATTCTTCTTTAGAATAAGCTATTGAGAGTATTTCACGAATAAAGTTTTCTTTACCATATTTGATTATCGCACGTTTTAAGTGTTTTCCACTTCCCAAATATGTAATCCACGTATTAGATATATCAAATTTCTTTTGACCAATATACTTTTTACCATTGATTAAATTAGTTGTGATATAAATAAATCCATAAGGATCTTTTACTTCCAATATTTTATCCTCCCTGATCAGAGGAGGTGTGTACACACATTTTAACTTGCAAGTTCTCCTTAATACTATCCTTTCTTAAAATTTAATATTAATTTATTATAGTACCCAATCGTCTTCAATATGTTCGCAAATTCTATAATGATTTCTATCGTCTTTAATAAATTCTGCCATAACATTATCAATCTTAACAAGTTGATAATTACTCTTTATAAACTTCCTTACATGCTTTCTACGTGAATTATAACTAAGGCTCATTACTTATTTCTCCTTTAGTTTTAAAATGTGAATCAACTACCAATTTGGTAGTATATCATATTTCAATTTGTTTCAATAGTGTAAAATCAATAGTATTATCAAAATCATTTATATCTCCAATATGTATTGCGACATAATAACAATCTGAACCGTTTAAAATAATAGTTGCTCTGTATTGATTATCTTCTAGGGTTTCTTGAAAGAAATACGGTGGACAATTATGGGCATATATCAATGAATTATTAGGAATTTGATTTTTTAAATAAGAAATAACTTGATTCTGAATTAATTTAACGTCTTGTAAATATAATTTATTCATTTAATTACCGTCCTTTTCATTCATCAAAGTTTATCGTATTCATCTTTCATTTTTAATACATTTTGAACTGCTTTAGTAATATAAATTCCTTTTCTTTTAGCATGTTTCATACCCTTAATACCTAGCCCATATGCAACCAAACCTGATTTTTGTCCATATGATAAGAGCAATGGTTTTAAAACTATAATTCCAGCCTTAATGTTCTGATAAGGGTCGAGAAGATTAGTTATACCTTGTTTTTTTAAGTCTGGAATATGACAACTATTCACTTGGCACAAACCTCGATCTATACTGTGATTACTATTAATGTGAATCTTATTAGCTTCAAATCGGCTTTCCTCCCACATAATACTCAGTAATAGTTTATAGTCCACATTATTTGTTCTACATAAATCATAAGTGTATTCCTGTAACTCTTTAGAAAGTGGAATTTGCGGAATATAATACGAATAATCAACTGGTGTTACTTTAGTTTGTTTTACAAATTTATTGTTACTATATTCAATTTTAAATTGCTCATTCTTTAATTCTGCTATTGAGGAATATTTTTCTATTACCTCAACAGTTTTGGGTTTTATGTTTATATTAGGTATTTGAGTATTCATTATAACGAAATTCAAAGCCAATACAAAACATATGACCTTTTTATAAGACATTTTCGCCACCCTTTACTTTTTAATTTATAGGATAATTTTTAACTAAAAAACTCTGTCTCTTTTCTAGTTTATCGTTATATTTGACACAATAACTATCTTCATATAATGCTTTACAAACTTCGCTTCCATATTCAGATAATATTTTATTCATAGATTCAATAAATTGTTTATGCAATTTACTACTTTCATTATAATCTTCTAAATTATCTTTTACTTCAAAGTCTATTGTAAATCTATGTTTACCCATTAATATCACTTCTTTCAGTTTATTTATTCTATAGAAAGATAATTTGGTTAGGATTTTACAACATATATTTATTTGATATATCAGACCATATTTCTTGAAGAAAAGTATCGTGTTTTTCTTCTTCGTCTACATATGCCAAACTTAAAAAATATCGTTCCCAACATTGAAGTTTTTCTTCTGTTGTACAATGATCTTGACCATCAAAATCAAATTGTTCGTCTTTTTCTATACACTTCTTTTCACCCATATACCGAATATTTTGAGAAAAAGCAATATAAGGACATTCTTTATTTTCATCTATAAATATTCTTTTACAAGTTAATCGTAACGCTTTTTTATAATCTTCAATTTTAAAATCTATATCCATTTTAATCTCCTTTTCTACTATAAAATATAATTTTGGTCGTATTTTAGTTTTCTTTTTTAAATTTTCGTAATATCATCTGCCCCACATTCAGCTTCGTTTAGTATTTCTTCAAGATTATTATAACATTCATTTACGTCAAGAATATACATTGTTGCTTTATATAGTTTAGCCATTATATTTTCCTTTCTCAACTACCATCAAATTTAAGATTGATTCACTTTATATATACATCCAAATAATGATATGATAAGAATAATCATTGAAGTCATACAAATTTTCATGCTAAATGAATTTAAAGTCCAAAATACAATTAATCCAGAAAAGAAAAATATAATTGCACAAATAATAGCTGCTTTTTTAAAAAAGTTTAAACTCATAATTTCACTCTTTCTTAACCCAATAATCAGGATATTCTCGTCTCAAAATCCTCATAGCTAATATTTGTTGGCATTTATGTATTCCATCTTGAAATATATCAATGTCATCTGGATGTTGTTTTTCTAATTGATTATATTCATTCCAAGCTGAAATTAGATTATCTATAACTTTCTGTTCTTGCTCTGTTAAACCTGAATTTATTTCTACTTCCATATAACCACAAGTAGTACATCTATATTGTTGAAAATACGAATCCCAATCCATTAAATCACTACATTGAGGACACATTTTAGTTTTATGAATCATGATTATTTTACTCCTTTTTCTAAATCTCTAATCAATTTTAAAATTTATTGACAGTCGCATGTATCTTCGTGACATTGAATTATGTCTATTGTTTGATATCTTAATTGACTTTGAATTGAAAATAATAAATCGTTAAAATCTGGTCTATCTTCTTCTAAATCTATATGTAGATTTGAATAAATCTCTATCCTAAGATTTTCAATTTCATCTGCAATTTCTTTTAATCTATTACTATAATACGTTTACCTCACCTCTTAACTATCGTAGAATGGCAGATTGATGATATATTTTAATTACTTATATATAATGAACCATTTGCTTTTAATCTTGGTGTTATAGCAATTGCAGGACTATCTCCACCATAACCTCCTGATCCTGATACAACTATATAATTTACACCAGTATCTTTATCTACAACATACATGGTGCTATAATTTCCATTATTATTTTGCGCCCATATTTGAAGTGGTGCTGTTTGGTCATCTGCTGTTACTGTTTTAGATGAACATGCTCCCAAACCAAACATTGTTATTAAAATCATAATCATTAATATTTTCTTCATTATTTCAATTCTTCTTTCTAAATCTCATAGATTTGTAATTCTATAAGATTTTTCGTAAACTTAACTTTTCCATATCATAATTGTTTCTGATATAATCTACTAAATTATTAATTGTTATTTTAATAAATTCGTCTTTTAATTCTGAACGACAATAGCAATTACAAGAATTTTCTTTTCCATTTTGTTTATATTTATTAAGACTAAATGTTACTTTAAATAATAATATATCATCAGGATTCTTTATTATTTTCTTTTTTAACCATTTGAACATAATTCATTTTCCTTTCCTTTCTCAAACTTACAATGAATCCATGAATCTATTGTACTCGACCTAATATAAATTTTGTTTGATTAATTCCAAATGGAAAACTTGCAATACAAACCCAATTACTTTTTAATCTCCAAGATAATTCTTTTGTATCTGTTGTTTCAAAAACTTCTTTAACCATTGGAAATACATTGTTTTGTGGTTTAAATTCAGCTTCTCTAATAATTTTATCAAATTCATTTTCCATAATATTTTTACCTTTCTAATTATAATTCATTAAGAGATTTAATTGCTTGAGTTGCCTAGATATCCGCTTAAATTACTAAGAACATGTTGATATGCCCAATATTGTGGATTACCAAAAGCATTTATAATATTATTTAAATCTATAATTAAAACGATAGCAAAAGAAAATATTAAACAGGACGATATAACTATTTTTATAATTGTCCAATTTTCATTATATTTTTTATTATAATCATCATTTATTATTAAAGATATAGATTTTTTCAATACAATAATGCTTAATATTATAACTATTAACCCTATAGCACACCATAAAATAGATTTAATTCCACTTATATAAGCTTGATGTACATACAAAGCAAATAATTGTTTTACATATCCACTAATTTGATTTGCAGCCATGCCTAATTTACTTGCTATATTATTTATCACATTATTAATTTGATTTGAAACATTCATTAATTTTTACCTCTTTCTATTCCTAATTTATCTTTATTTATTAATTGTTTAAGTCTACTTATAATTTCAGGTGTCATCGATATAGACGAGTCATCTTCTAAATCACGCATGAAATTAGTATATTTCTTAAATTCAGACTATGTCTTATATTTATTTGCATTTTTTCTTATCTCTTTTCGTATTTGTCTATATAGTGATTTTTCACTATATAATTCATGAGTATAGAAATACGCAACTCGCCTATAACATAATTCATTGATTGTAGCTTTGTTAATTTCTTTTTGATATTTATTCATGAAGATATTTATTTCTCTTATTATAAAGCTTATTATACATTTCTGGTTCACCTAAATAAGCAAAAGGTATTGCAGAATATTTATTTAAGAATTTAGTTAGTTTATTGTTATAATAATTAAACCAAATTTTATACCATAATATTTTCATTTTTATTCCTTTTATTCTATCTGTTTTTATTATCTTTATCAATATCTGGATGAAATGAAAAATTCTCATTTAGGATTACTGCTTTTAATTTTTCTGGTTTTTGTACAGCACTTTTACAGCAAGTAGGTGGAGGGGTAAATTCGTGTAAATGTCCTTCTATTTTATCAATTGCTGTTTCAGCAGTGAGAGCGCATTCATGACATATATATAATTTTTTATTTTTTGATAATTGATATTTAAATGACCAGCCTTTTTCTCTTTTAAATTGTTGTTTACAAAAATAACAATCTTTCCATAGAAAAGGATTTAATTTTACTAAACTATATTTTTCATAACCAATTTCTTTATAATAATCTTCTTTTGATTTTTCTCTTTTCATATTTATCCTTTCTAACACAACTATGATCAAATCAAGAATTGATTGACTCTTCATTATAGTCAAATGTAAATGTAGTTTTATTTTCTAACAATAGTTTAAGTATTTTGTCCTGTTTACTTATTCGATTATTATAAATATTATTTTCTTGAATATCTTTAACAATCTGATTTGTACACACTTTCTTCATCATTTCCTTATCCGATAATATTTTTATTGCTGATTCAATTTGATTATCAGCATCGTTTTCTTTAGTCCAAATCGTACTATAAAGAATATCTATTCTTGTTTTATGATACCATCGTTCATTATCTCTCTTATATTTTATAGATAGCCAAATTTGATAATTCAACAAAGTATAATCTATTGTGGTATAATTAGGTTTTACAACAACTGAAATATTCATATTATTTCTCCTTTAGTTTTTATTAATACTACGATCAAATCGATATTTTATGTGTTTTTAACCGTTATATTTATTATAAATCATTTTATCAGTCCAACCTTCATTTTCGCGCAATGACTTGATTTCAGTTAAAATATCTCTACATACTTTTCTATATTTGTTAATCAAACTAAATTCATTTTTATACATTTCTTTTTCATATTCATCATAATCTGTAGAATTATCATATACAAAATCTGGATCACATTTTATATCTATTTTACGAGTTATTGTAATCCATTCAATTCCGTTATTGTAATAGTATTTAGTATTATCAATATTTGGATTGTCTAATGTATTACCTATATTTATTTCAAAATCAAAATCAATTTCATTACCGTTTAAGTATCTTTTAAGTGTTATATCTACATATTGATATTCTTGAATAGAATCAAAATCGCTTGTCTCCCATTCTGAAACACTATTGAGATAATCATTGCTTTTAGAAGCAATTTGAACATACTCTTCTGCTTTATATTTATTAGTAAAAATTTTTTCAATACAATAATCTGAATAGCATCCTGAAGTAATTACATAAATTTTCATAACCAATTCTTCTTTCTTAATTTATAATTTTATACAATAAAACTGATGATTGATTGTATATTTCAACGATAAACATTAGAACTTTTAAATTTAAAGTAACCTTTATGATAACCACATTTTTTACAAGTTACAGACACTCTTATGTTTGGTTGTTTAAGTATTTCATTTCCATATTCGTCAACAATAGTGTTACAATATGATTTTTCATCATATTCAAATTCATGTTTACAAAAACATTGTCGTATGTAATTGATAAACCATCTCATTCAAATCATTTCCTCTTTATTTAATATTTTTATATTTATAATGTGCTTAAATGGTATGCAAAGGTTATCTTTAGAATAATAAATATCATCAAAAATATCTAAATATTTTGAATCAAAACCTTTGATTTCACCTTTAAAAATCATTCTTTTAATATCTTCAATTTCAATAAAATCACCAATTTTAAATTCATTTTCATTAATAATTAATTTCTTTTCTATTCTAAAATCTATCATAATTAATCATCTCCTCAAAAGTTGTTTCATCAATAATCTTAACTCCAAGTTGTTTCGCTTTATCATACTTGCTACCAGCATTTTCGCCAACTAAAACATAATCAGTTTTCTTGCTCACAGAGCTACTAGTCTTCGCTCCAAGCGATTCAAGTTTATCCTGAATACTTTGACGAGTATAGTTGATTAATGATCCAGTGACAACGATAGTCTTATCTCGGAAGGGATTAAATTTAGATGTAGAATTTGTAGTTATATTTGATGGTTCTAATTGAAAAGGCATATATCTTACTAAATCTAAAAACATTTCAAAATTTATTTCATTGTTAAACCAATCATTTATACCATCCGATGTGATTTGACCAATATCATCAATAGCATTAAATTGAGTAGTCATTCCACATTCTATATTTTGTATAATATCATCTAATAATTCTTGAATATTATTTTTATAAAATTTTGAGATAAGTTTAGAAGTGTTCAAACCACAATTCGGAATACCCATAGCAAAAATAAAATTAGCCATTTTAACTTGTATTGAGTTTTGAATTGACTCCCATATTTTATTGTAGGATTTAATACCAAAACCTTCAAGTTTGATAATATCAGATTTATGACTATCTAACTTGTAAATATCAGAAAAAGTCTTTAAAAATCCTTTGCTAATAAATGTTTCAATAATTGATTCAGATACACCAACAATATTCATAGCGTCACGACTACAAAAATGTTCAAACTGTGCTACTTTCCTTGATGGACAGTCTTCATTAGTACACATTAAAACTCTTGCTGTTTTTAATGTTTTGACTTCCGTTTTACTATTACATATAGGACATACATTTGGAATCTTTTCTGTGTTACTTCTTGTAAGATTGTCAGTAATCTTAGGCATCACTTCGTTAGCTTTAATTAGACAAATTGTATCACCTTGACCTAATTGTAAATCTTCAAAATAATCTACATTATGAAGTGTAGCACGTTCAATAGTAGAACCTTCTATATCTGTTGGTTGAAATACTCCTACAGGACTAAGGATACCAGTTCTTGATGTGTTCCATTCTGTATGATCATACATAGTTTCATTTTCTTTGTTAAAAAATTTAAAAGCTTCTGCATTTAAAGGAAATTTAGCTGTTGACCCCAAACTATTTCCATAAGCAATATCGTTATATTTTAGAACCATTCCATCTATTGGTACACCATATTCTTTAGCAAGATTACGCATTTTATTAATCTCATCTTGTAATTTGTCTACTGTAATATTACTTGATATTTTCGTATTAAAAATAGTATAGAAACCCAATTCACCTAAAAACTCAAATTGTTCTTCAACTGTTTCAAATTCTCTATCACATTCAATAATGTTAAATGCCATAAAGTTTACATTACGACTCGCACATATTTTTGAATCAAGATTCCTAACAGTTCCCGCAACGAGATTACGGCTATTAGCAAATCGACCATTTTCTTTTTCGTTTATTGCTTGAAAATCATTATCAAAAATAACTGCTTCGCCAGTTACTTTTAAATTCCCATCATAGTTAATGTGTAGCGGAACATTCTTAAATGTTTTTACGTTAAAAGAAACATCTTCTCCTATTATTGAATTTCCTCTTGTACTACCTTGTATAAACTCACTATTATTATAGTCAAGTTCATGAGTTAAGCCATCACCCTTTAACATTAACATGCACTCTTTATTATTTTGAAATTTATATAATTCATTAATATCTTTTGTTTTACCAAGTGAAAGTAAAGGTATTTTATGCTCGACTTTATTGAGTTTTGATTTTACTTCATAACCTACATTTTGAGTTGGACTTGAAGATAATACTGTGCCTGTTTTTCTTTCAAGTTGAGCAAGTCTATCAAGCATATTGTCCCATTCACTGTCTGTCATTATCGGTGTTTCAGAATTATAATATTTTGAACTTGCTAAATTTAATTGGTCAATTAGATTCATCATTTCTGTAATACTATCAATCATCGTTATTCTCCTTCATATTTTTAATTTCTTTCAACTACAATAAAACATTAATTTCATTGTATTAAATATCCCATTTCATTCAAGACATTTTTGCTTTTCTTTCTTATCGTACTCATAATTGTATTTTGACTTCGATTGAGTATTCCTCTTACATCGACAAAAATTAAATATGTATTAAATATTTTTTTCTGATTTATATTCATATTTGAAATTAATTTATTATAAGCCTCTTTTACTTCTAATATATTATAATCTGAATAATCTGGTAACATATCTATTTTTTGTGTAGAACAATTATCATCATCTATACGAATGTTTTCGTTTAATGAACATTCTTTATTATGCTTATCTAAGTTTTTAAAATAATGATATAAAGAAAATTGCATACATTTATACGCATATCTGCTAAATTTACAACCAATATCAGGATTATAGTTTACTACTGCATTACACAGACCTTCTGCTAAATATCCGTATGTATCACTTAATGAAAGATTTTTAAGTTTTACAAAACTATATATTAGATGCTCATTTTTAGCTACGATTGTTCGTTGCTCTTGTGTAAGTTTGTACTTCATTACATTTCACCTTTCTTAATTTATTTATTATTGAAACCAAAATTTATTGTTTCCACGTTATTATCCTTTCTTTTAATTTGTTTTCTTTGACACTTATTATTATAGCCTGAAATAAATTAAATGTCAAGTCTTTTTTCTAAACTTTATTAATTTATTTCAGGCTATAATTTATTATATATTATTTTGTTTTACCTTTGTATAATTTATCTGTTTCACGGCTTAATGATTTTATCAACGATTATATCATTACTTCTCTTTTAACCTTTAATTCTTGTCTAATAGGTTTTTTAATACAATAAACTTCTTTGAAATCATCTTTAAGTTTGTTTACATATGTAACTGGTACAAATACTCCTATTTCTTTAGGTATTTCATCTTTAACTTCTTCGTATAATTCTTTTGGCATTACATAATAGTTAAAATTCCCTACAAATGTCTTTTTACACTTACTATGAAAGTCACTATTGCTTATTTTAATTTCATAACATCGCCATATTTCTTTACCTTTCCCAAAATTATGAACTTCATATATAAGAAAATCAACAATTCCCATATTTTCTACAGTACATTCACAAACCGAATAAATTCCATTTTTCTTAGTGCTATTATATAATGCCATTTCTAATTTCTTTGTTAATTCTGTTTTAACTGTTAATCAACTTCCTTTCCACAGTTTTCACATACCAATTCGCTCATTCTTTCATCTACATTACCCTCTTGATATGGTCTAAGCTCTTTATATTGCCTTGTAGACAGCTTAGATAGACAGATAGGACATATGTCATTATCTCGACAAATGCCCTGAAGTGTTGTTCTTATTAGTTTAGTATTGTATCTATTATGTAGAATGTCTTGTAATATATCTGCTTGTAATAGTGGATCATCATTATAATAATTTTTTATTGCTTCTATTAATTCTAATGTCATTTATTTAAGTCCCTTTCTTCTAATTTTATTCCTCTGTTTTTTGATAAACTCCAAAACATGCTTCTTTATCACTATATCCCACATCATTAAATTCAAAATCCATTTCAGTTCTATAATATGGATAAGGATAAGACATTTTCTTTAATTGTTCATCAGGTATTCTTTCAAACAAATCTACAATAATTTTGAAATCATCATCAAGATTCTTTGTTGCTTTTCTCATATCTCCTAATGTCACGATTTTCAATTTATCACCTCTTTTGTTTAAATTTTTGATAAATGACAAATTATCATCCTTGATATTTATTAAATAATTCGCCCATTATCATATTGTTTTGTCCAGCAAGATCAATAGCTAAAGCACAAATATTTCTTTCTGTTGATGCTCCTATTTCTTCAGAAAAATATTCAAGAATATTTTTATATTTTCTCTCTTTTATATATCTATCATCAGGAGATAAATTCTTATTTTCTTTTTCCAAATCTTCCCTACCAGTTCCATCCCATGCTTTTATATAATGATTATTTATATTATATCTGCGATTAACTGCTCCCATATTTGAACCGTCAGCATAACGCCACCAACCCCAATCGTCCTTCCAATCGGAAGCATTATCTAATTCTTGAAAATTTTCATCGGTTAACTCCCACACTTGATAGTCCTCGCAATATTCCCCATTTTTATTTTTTATCTGATAAGTTTTCTTTGCATTAATATTCAAATTTTTTAAAGTTTGATCTAATTCTGCACCAAGAATTTCTTTCAATATAATCATTCCTTTCTTTTTTAAAAACCCAATCAAAGATGTCATTTATTGTAGTTTAGATACTATACCTTGTATACGTTTATTTGCCATATCACAATATGTAGTATCGTTTTCAAATCCTATAAAGTTTCTTTTTGTGTTTATACATGCAACAGCCGTACTTCCTGAACCAATACAATTATCAAGCACCAATTCATTCTCATTTGTATATGTATTAACTAACCACTCTAAACACTCGACTGGTTTCTGTGTGGGATGAATCGTTGTTGACGGATGAGGCTTTTGAAATGTTAAAATTGATTTTGGATATTTCAAATTTCCTTTAGTCTCTACAGCATCTAATTCGCCATAATTAGTATTCCTTGAAAAATCTTCTTGTGATTTACCAACTGCATTTCCTCGACTATGACATTCTTTACCTTCAACCATCTGAGGATTATATGTAGGTGGTTTTTTATAAAATACACAAATATCTTCGTGACTACGCATTGGCATCTTCTTTGCGTTTAAGAACCCACTTGGAAGAGCCTTATCCCATACAAGATTATATTTCCACATCTTTCTGTTGCTCTGCATCAAGTCTGCTGTAAACATACCATTTGCAAATAATACAATTGCTCCATCGTCTTTTATGATTCTTGTATATTGCTCCCATAGCGGTTGAAATGGTATAACTGTATCCCATTTATTTCTTGCAGTTTGACCATATGGAAGATCACATAATATCATATCAATTGATTTATTATTAATATTTTGCATACCAATTAGACAATCTTCATTATAAATTTTATTAATTTCTAAAATTATTAATCATTCTCCTTTAATTTATTGTTAAGCTCCAACTTCTAATCAAACTCTCAATTGGTTAGAACATTTAAAAAACCAATTTAGGATGTGCTATTTGATATAAACAATCCTGTAAATGAGTTTGTTTTTTATTAACCCCTTCTTGATTTACAGCCATTCTTAATGCACCTGTTTGAGCAATTAGGTCACATTTAATTTTGGCGCGAGTAATAGCTGTATATAATAATTCTCTTGTTAATAATGAATATGATGAAAAATCAATTCCAAAAATTATATGGTCAAATTGTGAACCTTGACTTTTATGTACCGTAATGGCGTATCCTAATTCGATATTATTGACTTGTGTTCCTTCTACATATACTTTACCAATACCCATAAAATCAATTAACAATGCTTTATCTTCAGGATAAACTTCTTTTATAATACCTATATTACCATTGTAAATTGGAGGATTAGTTTTATAAGTGTTTTGAGTGTTAATTACTTTATCTCCTTGCCTCAGAACGGTTGCTTTACCTTGTGAATATACTTTGATTTCTAATTTGTTGTTGCTTGAAGGATTATACAATTCTTGTATTGTATTATTAATATTCCAAGTACATGCACTTCCATTGTTTTTGATAGGTACAATAATTTGAGTTTCCATAATATTAAAATTGTTTTGACTCATAGCTGTAGAAAACACTTGCATAATCTTATAAAAAGTATTGTTTTTATCAGAATAACAATCCAAAGATAAATCTTGTAGTTCACCTAAAATTGCATTACCTGTCCAATCCTTTTCAATAATTTGTATACCTTTTCTAATCTTTCTTGCTTCTGTAACAATTGCAGAAGCTTGTGCCTGTCTATGTACTTGACTAAGATATACCGTTGGAATTTCATCTGAATTAATCATATCGCAAGCTATATTTCCACAACCGATAGATTCTAACTGTCCCATATCTCCCAAACAAATTAACTTTGCACCTGAAGGAATTGCTCTTAATAAATAATAAAATAAGTAAGCATCCACCATAGATATTTCATCAAGAATTATAATATCTGCTAAAAGAGGATTCTCGTCATGATATGTAAAACCGTTTTTCCCATATTCGCTTTTACAAGGATACCCTAACAATCTATGTATTGTATATCCTTCTTCTCCTGTAACTTCTGTCATACGGGATGATGCTCTACCAGACAAAGCACACTGTACATAAGAATAATTTTTCAAAATTTCAAGTAGTGCAGAAACTAATGACGTTTTCCCTGTACCTGCTTCACCATGAATTAAAGTAATATTATTTTCTAAAGCAGTTTTAACACCACCAACTTGTTCTTCATTAAAACTCCACCCCTGTCTATGCTCAACGTGTTTAATAGTATCTTCAAAGTTGGAATAAGTAATTTTTGTTTCTGCATTTTTTAATCGAATTAGTTCTTCTGCTATTTTTTCTTCTATATTAAAATACTTTTTTAAGCCAATTTTTGTCTTTTCTTCATTCCACCAAAGATTTTCGCCAATATAATTTATTGACTCTGTTATTTGACTATCTAGTATTTCTTCTCCAAGATTATCAATAATTGCTCCCATTAATTCGTCTGGCGAAACCCAAGAACATCCATCTTGACCACTATCATCTAAATATTTAGTAATATAAGCTGAAATTCGTTCTATACTGTATTCATCCATACCCCCATCTAAAGCAATTTTATCTGCTGTTTTCCAACCTATTCCCTTAATTTCATTGCATAAAACATATGGGTTCTTAGTAACTTTTTCAATTATTAAGTCAGGAGATTTATATTTTTCCATAAGTCTTTGAACCATATTATTAGTTAAATTATATTTTTCTAGTTCAGTAAATATTTTAGCGATATGAATATTTTTATTAAATCTATCAATCCATCTTGCAGCAGTATCCATTCCGCAACCTTTTACTTTAACTAATGCAATAGCATCATTTTGTTTCAAATCTTCATATGGATTATCTAAAACTTTATACATATTATTAATTTGATTCTCAGTAAATAATGTTGATAAAAATTTTTTTTGTCCAACCTTATCGTGTTCATCAAAAACAATAGCACTATAAATTGAAATAATATTATACTGTTTCCCATACCTAGGATCATCTATAAAATTACCAGTTACAACATAAGTGCTACCAATTTGTAACTTTGGCATATTTCCTTTAATAATTATATGATTATATTTATTGGTTTTAGGATCACCTTCTTTAACTTTATCGATTGATACATCTGCTATTCCCCATTCATTATTGTAGTGTATAATACTTTCTACACTACAAATCACCTTGATTTTGTCTTCTGCCATATAATACCTCTATGTCTTTCTTCATATTTTTGCTCTTTCTGATTGAAGTAGCATTGTTCCGTCATCATATACTTCTTGTATCTTATTACAAGTATGTGTATAAATAGTGTCCTTATAAATCATAGGTCTAAATATCTCATCTCTTCTGATTCCTGCTACAACAATTTTTGAACCTCTACTTAACCAACTTTTCTCCAAAACAGTTTTCTTTTCACTATTTTTATCTAATTGCGCTGATATTTGTTTGTTGTAAAAAGCATAATGTCCTTTATTAAATTTTACATGAACTGCACCATATTTTGTCAACAATGTAACCATATAATGCAAATTATCTGCATTTAAAATTGTACCAGCTATACGACATATTTTATATTTGGGTAACACTCTTTTTTCATTGTCAATGTATCGAGTATAATAATCATATATTTCTGGTTCTGTTGGCAACTCAAAGAAATTAACTATGCCATACATTTGTTCATCAATATGTTCCAATTCATGTTCACCATCATAATAGCAGAGAGATTTCATAGACCATTCTGGTAATTTTCCTGAAGCATACTGTTTCCAAATTTGTTGATATATTGCATCATTATATGATTCTAATGCTTTTTCTGTTAAGAACCATTCTTTCAATGTCTCTATTTTTTCATCTACTTCTTTTGTAAAAAGCTTTTCAGATACTATATAATAATCTCCTTTGGTTTTAACTACAGAATCTTCAGTAAAATACTCTTTAAAGAAAGGTTGAGAATTAGAATCTAGTAAATAATAACCATCATGATAACCTCTCTTTGGTATTTTTTTATTTTCATCTATATACCTTTCACATAATGCTATTTCATTTAAAACATACTTTTTGAAATTAACCATTTTTATTGACAACTTCAATTGTTCAGGAATAATATTCATTTCTTGCATCTTTTGAAATTGTTGCATTGATAACTTATCGCATGAAGTAAAAATATACTTACTTAAAAACCATTCCATTGTTTCTATTCTATTTTTAGAATGTAATTCTGTAAAACACCCACCTTTAATTAATTGTACCATTTGTGATGTTTTAACCAATTTAGTTTCAATCAATTTTTCACAGAAATCTTCTAATGAATTATATGGTTGATTTTTTATAATAATTTGAGATACTTCATCTCCTATACCATTCATACCTTTGAATCCATAAATAATACGATTGTTTTCTATATCTACTTTGAATTTAAAAGAAGCTGAATTGATTAAAGGCAATTCAATTTTTACCTTTTCTTTTTGCACATTAGCAATTGCAATAGCTATTTTACCATAATTTGTTGTACCTTTATTATCTTCATCAATAGAACCAGAATCAACAATTAAATTCGCTGTTTGCCAATAGATAGGATTATATTTATAACATAAATTTAGTTCTTGTAAGCCAATAAGAGAATAGGCAAGCGTGTGGCTGCGGTTAAAACCATATCCTCGCTGTGTACTAATCAATACATTCCAAACATAGTCAGTTAAATTTTTTGACAAAGCCTTTTTCTTTGCGTTCTCAAAAAATTCTTGCTCTAATTGTAAAAATTCTTTTGGCTTTTTTTTTGCCACAGCTTTTCTTAATTTATCTCCCCATGTCAACGAAAAACCGCCAATTTTAGGATGTTGAGTTAAAAGGACTAAATATTCTTGTGCTTCACATATACCAAAAGAAATTCCAATAATATCTTTCAATATTTCTTGCTCATCTTGTGTAAGTCCATGATCACTCATTTCTTGATACCATGCATTAATATCCTGTCTAAAACGTGCGTATTTTTGCAATGGAGATTCGCCATTTTTTTCAGAAGCCATCAGTCTCATAACTGAATTGATAGTTGCCAATTCATCAACAGATTGAGGTTGCGCTAATGATACAGCTTGAACACCACTTTCTTTTTCCATTTGGAAGAAAGACATTACTTTATGTTCCCATAACATACTCCACATATCTTTAGATTGACGTTCCAAAGTATATATTCCTATATATTTTTCATACGTCTTTTTTAAACTTCCTTGCCATTCAATAATGTTATATTCAAGTAATAATTCTAAGCAACTTTGAATTTTATCTAAAGCATCTATGCACAATAAATCAACCTTAATCAAAGAGCAATCTTCGCACATATGTAAATCAAATTGTGTAATAACATCACCTGAATTGGTTTTCATCAATGCAGTAGATTCTGTAAACGGCTTATCAACAAGAATTATGCCACCTGCATGTGAGCCTACTCCATTAACCAATCCTTCAATTTTTTGTGCTACTTTCCAAAGTTCAGGATACCTATTCATTTCAGTTACAAACTCTACTACAGGTTTATTATCTTCATCGCCATAATACATTTGAGATAATGTTCTAAGCATACCTCTATCAGAAACAATTAAGGAGCTGATATACTGTGCAACATCATTATCAATTTTCAAACCTCTAGCAGCAGTTAAAATAGCACTTCTACTTTTTTCAGTAGATAAAGTCATAACTTTACTAATTCGATCTTCACCATATGTATTTTTCAATGCCTGTATTACAACTTCTCGTTTAGAACCACAGATGTCTATATCTATATCAAGAACTGATGCTCTTTCTGGATTTAAAAATCTCCACGGATAAACTTTAGTTTGTTCTCTTAATGGATTTATTTGTGTAATACCTAATATATGTAGTAAACAAAAACCTACCCCTGATCCACGACCTGCTCCGACAAGTGTTCCAGCGTTCCATGCTATATTTACGAAATCAGCGATTTGTAGTAAATATGCTGACCATCTTACTTTCATTTTTTCTGATGATAACTGTATAGAACTTAAACACTCATTAATTTTGTCATACCCTTCTTGTGTCTGATAATATTTATCTGTATCGATATAACTTATAATCTCTCTAATTAAATGCCTATCGCAATCATATTTTGAAGTATAAAAAGATTCTAATAATTCTATTTTATCCTTATACTTTGTATATAATTCAATATTAGGTTCTGATATATTCAATGGTACATATGGTATTTCTAATTCTTTAGTTAAATCATAATCTTGCGCCATTGAATATATCAACATTGTATTGTCTATGCCTTGCTGAACTACATCTCTACCATAGTATTCATCCATATATTCATGAATTTCATTTTCACTCATAATATAAGTAGTAGAATAAAAATTATCAACTTCTCTATCACCATCTTGAGATTCAAGATAAATTTTATGAATTTCTCTATCTTCTTTTTTTAAGTAATGTGAATCAGTTGTTATAATATATGAAGTGTCTGTTTCTTTAGCAAGTTGAAGTAATTTTTCATTAACATATATTTGTTCTTCCATATGAGAAGGTTGAAGTTCCAAAAAGAAATATCCTTTCCCAAATATCTCTATCATATAAGAAATCCAATCTTTACACGATTGCCATATTTCTTGATATTCAGCTTTATTACTTTCAATATTTTTATATTCCAATAGACGATGTGGGAGAGCACCACCAAGACAGGCTGAACTTGCCACAACATCGCCTTTATAGGAATACATAATGTTTTCTAAATCTTCGTAATAAGTAGGTACACGCATCATTACGTTCATAAATGATTGTGACCACGCTTTAGTACTCAATTCCCTAATGCATTTATGTCCATTTGCATTTAATGCTACAAGAATAAAATGTGGGTATTTATTATTTTTTTTATTCTCGGCAACAACATCATCTGTACATAGATAAATTTCATTTCCTAAAAGGACTTTAAAATCTTTCCATTCTTCTTGCTCTTTTTTCTTATGATAATATTTTAAGGCATCCAATGATGATGTAATAGATTCATGCTCTGTAAAACAAATGCCATTATGTCCTAAAGCAAAGGCGTAATCAATCATTTCAGGAATCTTATTGATAGAATCCCGTATTCTTAAATTACTTCCTTCTGCGCTATGATTATGTATTCCTATAAAAGCCATATTTCACCTCTTAAAAAATTAACTTTCTAGTTGTTTGCTGTTTATTATTATCTAATGCATTCCATTTCATATTTGTATTAAAAGTTTTTTCTGTAGGAGTCCACAATGAAAAATAGTCGCAAGCAGTCTGATATTCCATTGCTGAAGGATTGTTCCTGCAAAATGAACACCAATAACATAACGGAGTTGGAGAAGGAGTAAATACCTTTTCATCCTCATTCTTCTTTATATTTATAAACAATTTATCCAATGCCTTAATTAACCGCTTTTCATACCCTTTTGTTAATGCCATTTGATTTTGATTTAACAATATAAAATGATATTCAGATTGTATAGGTAGTTTTTTAAATTCATTTAATATAGCTAAAGCATAAATACCAAATTGTAATGATGTTGCTAACTTTGGATTATCATATATCTTCTTAGATGTTTTATAATCTATTGTTCTATATTCTAATTCTCCATTTGAATCTATTCTTGTATCAATCCTATCAATAAATCCTTTTAGAATAATTTGATTATCCCATACAAATTTAAATGGGTATTCAAAAAAGGTTGGCATCCATTCCGTATCTTCCATTTCGATTTGAATGACTTGTTTAAATATATTCATCTTTTCATCATAAGTCATTCCAGATGCATTATCTTTTTCATACCAAGTTTCAAAATATTTTTTCTTTAATGCATTGATTCCAATTAATTTATTATCTTCTGTTCCATTGCATAATATATTATATAATGAATCATAGTTTGTACATAATTTATTTGTTTTATTTTTTCCTTTTGTCTCAAGGACATAATGACATAAACTACCCAATTCTAATGCCAAACTTGTTTCTTTTGTAAACTGTTTATCAATATATTTTAATTTGTATTGCATCGGACAATTCTTATACACTTCTAATTTACTATAAGAAAACACTGGTAATTGTTTATCTTCCTCTGTTACTGGTCTAATTTTATTTTCTAGTTCTTGCAATTAATCACATCCTTTTAATACTCTATTTACTTCATCCATTGTAATTACAATTTTCTCATCAAATAATTGCATTAATATATCTTTTCCTCGATCAGTAGGACTATCTTTGTATTTTAATCTATCTCCATGATCAAGCAAAAAGCATACCTTGCAATAAGGCACTATGTTACTAACCTTTTTTACTAATTTATTATAATATATTTCTGCTTCAAAAGAATTTGCTTCATGATATTCTCTATCAAATGCAATTATTATTTCCTCACATTGTAGATATTGCAATAATAATTTTTGTTGCGTCAAAGTTATATTGCTTCCACAGGTTGCTAATACAAATGAATCATCTCCAAAGTAAGTGTAATTTTGTAAACAACCTTTTTCAGATTCTACAATCATTACTTTTTTAATTTTTTTAATTTTTTCCTGCGTCACATTGATTCCATAAAAATTAGAACCAAGTTGATGACTTAAAAATTTACCTCCTATTTGTAAAGGTACATATTTACCAATTGCTTCAATATCATCTTCATCTAAATACCTTCCTCTTATTCCAATTAGACGATTGTTTTTATCTCTATGAGGTATCGTTATTTGATTGGTTAATCCATAATAACCAATTTCATATTGGCTAAGAGCTTCTCGCGAGATATTATTATTTAGCCATTCTGTATGTGGTGCATAATAGAAACTTTCAAGAATATTTTCATTAATTTCTGTTAGATTCGGAATTTCTTTTTTATTTTTATTAATGCTCTTTAACTTATCAATCCATTCAAAATCATTTATAATATTCTTAGGAACTTCAATTGTTTCTCCTAAAATGATTTTGTTCGTTTTTTGCGCTATGTATTGTAAAGCTTTAAACCATGTAATTGTTCTTCCTTTTGCTCTATTGGCTCTGATAACCAATTCAATAATATTGAAAGAATCACTACACTTTGAGTAACAATGAAATACTTTTCCTTTGTATTCATTAGTTGGTTCATGATAGTAATATAATTTCCACGAATCAGAACCATGACAAACAGATTGAAAAATCAAATCTCCTTCAGTATTAGTTTTCGGTAATGCTGAACCCAAACTTGTAACTACACTAATAACATCTTCTTTAGTCAGTGAAGCAAGTATTTTATCTTTATTTAAATACATATTTCACCCCTAAAAATCCAATTTGTAATGAGTAGTGTTTTCTTCTTCTGTAACTGGTTCATCAGCAACTTCTCTAATTTTAATTGAATGCTCTTCTATGACTTTTTCAACATGCTCTATTTTTGTAAAATCCATATCGATTAAATCAAAATTAACAGTTGTTACAAATAAATCTTTAACCCTAATTGTACCTAAATCGTAATAACTCCAAATGACTACTCTTGTAATACGTCCTCTACGTATTTTGTAAATCCAAGTACACATATTCGGTACTGGACAAGCAACAATTTTATGTGTAATAACTTCTACCTTTTTTAATTCTGCTTTTGTTGGAGGCATACAAATAAAACCGACATCTAATTTATTAGCCAATGCTTTTGCACCTGATAATAAATTTTGATCTTTTACAGTAGCGTTATTTGCTTCTCCATTAAGCTGTGAGGCTGTAAAAATAAATATATTTAATTGCTGACATAGCGTTTTCAATTCTGTTGCAAATACAAGCAATAATTGATGTTCTTTAAGTCCCATTCCAGATTTACCATTAACTTCTGACATCAAACGTAATGAACTATGTATATAATCAAAAAAGAAATATTCTACGCCATTCTCTCTATTATATTTTTTTATGATATTTTGAATATCTTCAATAGAGAAATCTGGTATATGACAAATGAATAAAGGACTTGACTTAATATACTGATTTGCTAAACGTACTCTTTCTATTTCACCTTTTTCATATTCTCCATATAAAATATGTTCTTCATTTACTCCACTGACTATTGCTATTAGAATTGTTTGAATTTCATCTGGTGTCATTTCAGTTGTTATATATAAACATGGCTCTGAAATTCCTGTATGAACCCATTTATTTTGATCTAAGTCATAATAATATGGAACAGCAAATTTACAAGCATCTCCTGCTGCCATACGTGATTTACCACCGCCTTGTGGACAGGAACGCATATATAAGCAACCTTTTCGTGCTCCTCTTGTAACAGTGTTTAAAGCCATCGAATTTAAAGGGATACCAACATCTGGCTCTTTCATTAAATTATCAACAAGTTCATCCAATCCACTACCTGCTTGACAATCTGTAGTTAATGTACTATTGCAATATTTCATAGATGGAATTGTTACCATGCTATTCTCAGTTAATCCAATGATATCTACTTCTGTATAATTATCAAATCTTTGTTGTTCTTGTTCTGCTGTTTTTACATCTACTATAGTACTATCATAGATTTTTCTTGTATCTTGTCCTTCATCCTCATAGTATCTTAAAAGAGAATACTTCCGCAAACGATGATAGAAATAATCATAATTATCCATACTAGACATTTCTTTAGCAGATGATAGATATTCTATACCCTTATTATTTTGAAAAATTTCATATTGTTCATGATATGTAGACAAATAAGAATCTATAGAAAATTCATCAATTGTGGCACAACCTTGTGCATGTAAATTATAAATAGTTACAAACAATAACTCATAAAAAGCTTCTGTATTAAAATCAGTTCTGTCTAAAGGTCTTTCTATATCATCTAAGAGATTTGGATCTTGTAATAAACAACCAAAAGTGTTTAAGTAGGATCTTTTACAAAACAACCCTTTATCACTCAATAGTCACTCACCTACTTTCCAACAATTGATGTAATATCTAATTGAATAATTTTTTTTTGTTTAGGTGCAATTTTTATGGTCTTTTCTTTATACATACCTGACAAAGAAATCTCATTATTATTATTATTGATTTTCTGTACGGATATATAATATTGCTTGGCTTCTTCGTAATAATATGGAATAATACCTACAATGTCACCAACTAACTCTTTATCCATTATTTCTTTTAAATATACCAACGTTAAATACATCCCTTTGAAAGTGAAATTATATTTTTTAATATAGTCATCTGACAATACATAAATTTTAGGAGATAATTGAACATCAGTTATTAATTGCTTTACATAAGCATAATATTCTTTTTTATCTTGGTATTCTTCCTCTGATAAAGATAATTTTAATTCGGCTCTAATTGTTTTGCTTTTTTTATTCTCTGTTTTATTGGTATCATCTAAATGTTCAACCTTACTTTTTTGTAGGGCTTTCATTGCTATATTAAAACAATTAGTATGGGCAGAGCGTCCCTTATAAGGAACGCTCTCTCCATCACTAATTACTTCACCACAAATTACACATTTTTTATATGCCATAATTTAAATTCCCAATTCTTCTGCTTTATCCTTTAAATTATCCAAAATAATCATCATTGCATCAATTTGTTTTTTAGTGCATTCAGAAACTTTCTTTCCTGCTCCAAGAGTATCCTCAACAATCTCTGTTAATGTCTCCATTTTATTAACATCCGCAAACCTTTGACCAATATTCTGCAATTGTTCCATAATTTCATCATAATCGTAAGCTACCGAAGTATTTTTTGCTTTTTGCTCATCATAAGATACAACCTGACTACCGTTAAATTTTTCCTCACCCTCAATTGCCGCAACAATGGTTTTTTCCAAATTTTCTGCTGTAAATTCTTCAATCAAAGTAGGACAGTATTCAAACCTTGAACGTGCAAAATACTCATTTGTTTCTGCTAAATGACCAGAAGATTTAATTACTTTATTGTTTTCATCTACACCATTGCTTGTAAGATAAATTACAAAATCACAATTGTCAACAATAGGATTAAGGCAACGCTTATCACCTTTAGGAGATACAAAGCCATCCCTTTCCTGTGCATGACCAATAAATACAACAGTATAATCACAACTAAGTAAAAGATTAATCATCCTAAAATATTCTTTTTCATACATTTGATATAGGTTAGCTTCCCCTTTTTGTGTATCGCCAAGTGTTAAAGCTCCTTTACCATATGTAGTGATACAAAAATCTTGGCACAAAATAGAACTTGCATATACTTCATCAATAACAATTGTATCATACATTTCTCTTGCTTTATCAACAGTAGCTTTATTTGTAAACTGTTTAATTAGTCTCTTAAAATCTGCCCATGAATTTACTCTATTGTATTTAACTCCAGAAATTGCATTAAGACCTGATTCACATGCGATAAAAAATGGATTGCTTAAATGTGATGCGACATAAGTTTTTCCTAGATTATTGCCACCATAAATCATAATTGTCTTGCCTTCAAGTCCTTTGGCGACTGCGGAAACCTGTGGATTGAAAATATCTGCTGTAATAGCCATTAATATACTCCTTTAGTTTTAATTTATTTTTGGATATATAAACAATGCTTATTTTCATACTATTTCATTAGCATTGTATATAATATTAGAAACCTAGACTTCTACCGTGTGCTGCTCCAGAAGGTTTCTGTGTTGTTTTAGACTGTGTTTTATTCTGTCCTTTAGCTTTATCTTCTGCAATCTTTTCTTCTCTTATCTGAATAGCCGCTTTAATTACTTCTGCATCGTAAGGCAATTCAGCAGTAGTACCTTCTTCATAAGCTTCAGAAGCACCTGTAACCAACATGTCATTCTTATAAGTAACGTCCTTCTTAATTCTTGGCTTTCCAATTGCAACTGGGATTTCAGTAATTGTTTCTACTCTATTGTTAATAATCTCACCATAAAATTCAACTGTTTGACCAGCAACAAAAGTAGATTCAATTGCACTACCAACATCTTGCTCTGCTACTAGTTTAATTGGTTCAATGCCGTTATATGTAGGAATCCAACCAGTTACTACAATTCTACCTGTCTCTACACCCTCCTTATCAACTTCAGGTACAATACTATAAACAAAAGTTTCTACTGAGAACTCTGCTTTTGGCTCGTACTCTTCTCCCTCTTTAAGTCTATTGAAAAAGTTGCTCTTAAAACCAAGTTCATCTTTTCCTGCTTGTGACCTATAAAGATTAATATCACCATTCACCTTGACTTTAGTAGCTTCTTCCTCACCAACTTCTGCAATAGATTGATATTCATTCATTACTGTCTGAATTCCAGCAAAACATCCGTTGGGCTTATTCGCTTTAGTCATTTCATTTACATTAACATTAAATCTTACAAAATTTAAATCAGAAGTTTTAATCGTCAATGAACCAGAAATCTTCTTTTTGTTATCTTCTGTCGTAACTTTAAGATCCTTTTCACTTAGAACCCCCATTACGAATGCCTTTGCATTGGACTGCCTCAAATTTGTACTTATTTCTGCCATAAATTTTTTCTCCTTTTAATCTTTCATTATTTTTTATTTATATCAGATGTATTTAAACATTGATAACTTAATTAGACATTAAAATTGAATTCTAAACACTTTCTACTTGCTAAATAATCACAAAGATGAACAAGACTCTGATACTTAGACTTGGGTTTTGGAAGAACTTCTTTCTTTGTCTTAAAATCTTGATTAAACTGACCCATATGAGTACTAATAACCAAAGCAATAAACTTTCTTTGTTCATCTGAGATAATACCATCAAGATTTTTATTATTACTCAATTGTTCAGCCGCTATAATTGGATGTTCTGTAACTGTAAATTTAGCATGATTTAATCCAGACTTATATGTATCATGAAGTATCAATGCTGCAATCATCATATCCTTTTCTATGTCTGTATATCGCATCATCTCCAGTTGTAGAATTTCATGCATAATTCTTACTGCTGCTTTAGTATGACGTACAAGACCTCCTTCACCTAATGCATATGAGGGATGATATCGTCCTGAGCTGCTCGCAGGTATCTCATAGAAATAGTCTGGAACGATTGTAAGTGCTGTTTCTACAAACTTTTTAATGTTTGGGTTCTGAATAAATCCAAGTTCTTTAAAAAATAACTCAATCTTTTCTTCGTTGGTCACTTAATCTTTCCTTTCTTAAATTTAAAATATCTATATAAACACCTTTTACAAGAAATAATTTATATATACGACAAACTAAAATTAAACATACCATCAAACTCTGAATTGCTTGGCTTTTTATTTGCCGAAACATAAGTTACTCTATATTTGCTAATTGTGTGCCATTCCCAAACTCTCCAAAATATTTTTCTTCAGCTTTTAGTCTAACTGAAAAAGCTTCCTCTTTTGTATTATAAAAACCAAGATTAAACTTTATACGATCCCTACCTATGTATGCTTTCCATTTACCTGCATGTTTATCCCAACAGACACCTTTATAACCTGATTTATTATTTATAGCCATTCCTACATTCATCATATTTTCAGAATAAGTACAAAGTCTTAATTCTGATTTTCTATTATCCAAAGAATCTCTAAATATATGATCTACTGGAATATCTTTTGGAGCATTCATAATAAATCGATGCATTAAAACACCGTGTGTATTGCAAGCATATATAGTTTTAGTTTGAATAGATTCTACATTAAAATATTCTCTAACATACCATTTACATTGTTTTAATCTTGGAATATCTTCTATGTCAACCTTAATAATCTTAGTTCCTAATATTGAAGAAGCAATATGTAGTTCAACATAATTATCTAAAATTACATATTTATTTGGTGGTATTCTTTCAATTCCTATTATTATATCACCTCCTTATTACTTACATTTTCACAAACTTTTCAAGTTCTCCTGCGTTTTGAGATTGCTTCAATTTCTCCAAATTTCCGTTATTATCAACGCTATACAACCAATAAGCATCCCTCATTATCTTGCTAGTTATTATATATGTCACTTCATCGCTATCGCTTAGATAAGATACCCAGATTGATTCTCCTTTCGGTAACTTAATTTGTTGCTTCACTTCTTTTACTTTTGGAATTAGTTATCTTCCTCCTCATCATCATCTTCATGGAACATTTCCATAGCATCGTCCCAACCACCCCAATTATCAACTCCGCAAGCTTCAAGACAACCTAGTTTTTCACTGTCTTCTCGAAGTTGATCATAAAGTGCTTTTGAAATTATTATTGTTTCTTCATTTGACATATTATCACTCCTTCCTTTACTTATTCAATCCGTCATACATACTTGCTTTTTCAATAATATCAGTTAACTCGTCATAAGAATATTCTTTTGCATCAATCACAAGCATTGTATCACCACCATCAATAATATTTAAATCTGTGGGTGTAGTAATAAGAATATAATCTTCTGGCAAACACTCTTGAATACTGTTATGTAATTTTAACGCTGTTGAAGATGAAATCAACATACAACCGTTTTTCTTATCCATTGGAATCTTTTGATGTAATATTTTAGACATTCAATTTCACTCTTTTCTATTATTAATTTCTTTATTATGCTTTACAAACATTCATCATCAGTTCACAAAACTCGGCACTCTTATCACCTGCAATCTTTTGACTTACAGAATCCTTTTGTGTAGGCGATAGACTATTCCACAGTGGGGTTGCTCTTGCTACGAAATCATTCATCTTTTCTTTCTTAGTCATTAGTTTTCACCTCCTAACCATATAAAATCATACTTTCATTCACATTACAGTGTCCCATTTTTCTGCAAGTGTATCTAAAAGGTTTATATTATCAAGTTTCATCATAGTTTTAAATCCTTTTTTAATTCCAAATGGTTTTAATGCTTTTCTGAGTGCTGAAATTTTAAAACAACCAAGAATATTTTGTCTATTTCTTACCCAACTAATAATAGTTTGATAATCCCATTCGTCATACTCTCGCATATTTTTCAATTCTTTTTCAAAGTCATTTCTTTGAATCCCAACACTTTGCATAAGTTTCTTTAGACGTTTTCGTTTAGCTGTCATATGTAACTCCTTTTTCTTTAACTTATACTCTCAGCTTGATTTTTAAATGCTTTAATTCTTTCATTAAAATCATCTTGAGTTATTTGCTTATAATCATCAAACAATTTAATTGGATTCTCTATATAATCTAAAATTGAAAAACAACTATTATTCTGATAAATAAGAATTTTTACGCCTTTTATTTTACCACATATAATCTCATTAATTTTAATATAGGATATTTCAAATTCATTACTATTAAACGCCCAATATGTATTTTTAAAATAAGATAAATCCGAATTTAAAATTTCATTTCTTTGATTACATTTTAATGTATTTAATTTTTCATCAAGCTGTTTTAATACAATATTTAACCCATCTATTTGTTGAGTTGTAGTTAATATCTCAATTGCATTTGATTTAATACTCATTTTTACTCCTTTAAATCTGCTTGTATTATTAAAATATCAAGACTTATAATTTTATCCCCATCAATCGCGTATTTTATGGTATATTTATCACTACATATGGTGGTTTTAATTTAATTTATATACTATATATAGACACCATTTCTATCAAATAGACTTCTCCAACTCATCAATTTCAAGTTCAACCTTCTTATCATTTGAAAGAAGACTGTGTAGTTTACTTTCAAGTGCCTTTAGACGATATTCCTCGTTTTTACGATCAATATTCATAAGTTTTGCTTTCAAATCAGTAATCCAATCATCAATTGAATAACTTGAAATATTATACTCATTTAACACGCCCAAATCTTTAGCAGATAAACGATATGCATTAAGCTTAACCATAAGAGTAATAATCTGATCTTTATTAAGCACTTGAATATTAGTCCTTATTCCATCAATTTCTATAGAGCAATTTGTTATAGGACAAAACTTTTCAGTTGCTTTAAGTGACTTCTTTTTATCCTCAACCTGTTTCTTTAGACTTAATATTTTCTTATCATTATTTTCTGTTGCCATTGTTTACTTCCACTCCTTAATTATTTCTTTTTTATCGTTATAAGTTACTAAATATTTAGGATTAATTTTATTATATACTTGTTCTGGTAATGAGTTTTCGATTATCCTTTCATCCCTATGTCCTTTAATTGTTACATAAACATTATAAGTAGATTCTCTTTTATTATAATAAGAATAATCTCTATATCTTTCTATATAGTATCTTACATAATTGTTATTAATTTTAACATAGCACTTATTATGCCAATAGCAATTTTTATTTAATGCTGTTTTAAAATCATTTAATGTATAATCTAAATATTCATCATATTTAGGTTCTCTCGAAGAATAACTACTACTTTTCAATAATTCATCCATTAAATTAGAATAATCTTCAATACATGTCTTATCGATCAAATCAATAATATTACCACTCAAAGATTTAATAGGAATAATTTTATTATAATTTGCGTTTTTATCATAGAAAAAGTATGTTTTAGTTTCTTTTTTGTCTTCATTATTTTCATAAAATCTTCCTAAATATATTAACGCATTATTATTATTTGATTTATATGTTCCACCTAAAATTAAATTTTTACCTTCAAATTTTTTATTTTCATGTCTTAATATATTTAATTCGGCTATTTCCTTATAATCTGGTGATAAAGTAGGAACAAGTATTAAATCTTTACCATCCCATCCATAAATAAAATCACCCTCAAGCCCCTTGCCTTTAATTGAGTTAGCATTTTCAAGTATGTAAAGTAAATTTTCAATTGTAATCTCAAACTCAAAATTACGAGGATCATAAACCCTTACATAAGCTTGTCGATGATTCCAATCACAAACATAATCACCAACCTTCTTATTAAGAACAAATCCTGATGTTGGTTCATTCTTATATTCTTGTTGATCAATCTTTTCATCTCGCCAACTATTCCAAGATGCTTCTTTCCTAAGTTTATTTTTCTGATCGTAATAGATTACATATGCCAACTGTCCTGTATATGTATCTGATCTGTTTTGAAATCCCACCTTAATTCTTTCAGGCAAAAATATTGTTGTTTTCAATTCTATCCTCCTTTAATTATTAAATTTTACGTTATTTAGTATTTGATAAAGTTCTCTAATAACTCTTGCATCATAAAGTGAATTATGTTTATCTCCTTGAATTGTTTTGTCTTTATAAGCATTATATAAAATTTCTTCTCTTGATTTATCAAAAGCTTCTTTTAAAGAACAATTATATTTTCGTGCAATATCTTGATTAATATCATAACACGCAGAACATACATTCTTGGGCAACTTAAAAGCATTACCAAATAAATCTATAAATAATACCATATCATAATGACAAACATCTGAAACTAATTCCACGTTATCAAATTGTGCAAACCAATTTCCTAAAACTTTTGAAATTTCAAATTTACCACCAATATGATAATTAGGAATATATGTAGATTCTCTTTTCTGCCAATCTTTCATGTAGAGATTCTTTATAACATTTTCTTTAATCCATGTGTCACATTAATCTTCTTTATAATCTATCAATTCTGCATAAAATTTTCTATTATCTTCTGATACCAATCCTATACTAATAAGTGTTGTATCCTTATGTAATCCTGTAAATTCTGTATCAAAGAATATTTTCATACAATTCTTGTTTCCACATTCCCACATTTATTACATTTATATTCAACTAACTTTTGCATACCGTCATTAATCAAATGTGATAATAGATATTCGTAATCGTGTTTACAAAATAACTTATTAAAAAACTTCATTGTGTCCTTTCTTAAAATCCTAATCAATTGTAGATTTGATTATAGTTTAAAATTCAGTTGAAGCAATTATAAATGGTTCATCAATAAATACATTACTAAGTTTTATAGCATCTCTCAAAGAAATATATCTACACAAACTACCATTTACAATTTTCACATCACCAAATTCTTGTATTTTCTTTTCTGAATCGTTGTTCTGTTGATTAAATTTTCTTAAATCATCAACAGACTCAGTTTCCCACCACATACCTGTTTTATCAATATTGCATTCATAAATATCATCACTATCTATTGTATCTTCGCCAAATTCATTCCGATACCATGTAATAGTATCTGTTAAGCTTTTACCTGTAGCAACCCAATCATAATCTCCAAATTTATAAACTTTAATCTCCATTATGTATTCCTTTCTGTTTTAATTTATTTACTTCACATAAAACGGATATTCTGTCATAGTTAATGATTGCTTCTTGGACAATCTCGATTAACTCCACCATTCTTCTCTACCCTAACTTCTTCTGGTAATATACCTCTACCTGTTATTTCAATTCTGCCTTCATCAAAAAATTGTGTGTCTCCACATTTTCCATCATCGCTTATTGGAGGTGTTAAACCATACTGATCACATCCGTAAAGATAATTAACATGTGCTGTCAAAACACCCTCAAATCCTGTAACTTTATCTTTTGCCTTTTTACCTAAATCAAACATTTTTATACCTCTTTCTTTCTAATATTATTTATATAAATTTATTACTTACAAAAAAGTTGGTGGTACGGAGCTTTGCACTCCTGTAACTGTCCTGCATGGTTTAACACAAAGGCAAGCGGCGTTACACCTTCAGTATATACTTTGTGCAATTACCCACCGTATGGGGACTGTGTATTTTCTTCCACTGGCTTTATTCTTTGCCTAACCACCATTATTATAGAAACGCTCTTAGATGTACTGAATCTCAATTATGTATGTACCTGTGTGAATTCAACATTAGGGTTATATTCTAACTTAATTATCTTCCCAAATCTCTACAATTTCATAACCATTTACACATTCATTAATATCATATTCATCAATGATATCGTTCCAATTTTCATTCAAAATCTTTTCTTCTGCTTCTTTTTTATCATTTGCAGTTACATAACCTTTTAAATTTGTAAAACCATGTGATACAATAAATCCGAAATTTTTCATTTATTCTCACCTCACAATGCTCATCAAAATGCTCTTTTATTAACACTCTAAAATGAAGTGAATATATTCTCCAACATGCTGACTAAATTCATAATCGAGATCATGACCACCAATACTAAAATCTTCTACGTCATATCCTGTTATTGTATATTCTGAATATCCACACAAAGCAATATCTGTTTTTACCTCACCTTCAAGCTCAAACAACAATGATTCCATAGCTTCGTCAATATCACATTCTTTATCAGTAAAATATACACGAATGTTTGCATCTTCAATATAACTTTTATCTCCACCTAAACCACGCTTATAATGTCCTGTCATCCCATTATCTTCTGCAAATGATTCTACCTGTCTCACAATAGGAGAATCACGATCCCAACTGTCAGAGTCCTTATCTTTACTGGTCGCTAACATCCCATTATCATCTGTATTAAGCCAACCTTGAACATGTAATTCTGGCATTATGTATCTCTCCTTACTTATTATTAATTTATAATTTCTAAAAATGTTCATCAATGGATTATTCGATGTGCTTTTTAACTTGATTTTTAATATAAAATCCATAATCAAAATCACCAATTTCATATCTATAACCATGTAAACCGTTTTGTCCTCCTACTGGAGGAGAGTATTTTTCTAAGAAAATATCTAAATATTTTTTACCAATGACTATTACTAAGTCACTACTACCATAGATACAAGAAACATATTGAGTTAAGTTTATAACATCCATTTGAACTTTTAATGATTTAATTTTAATCACCACACTTTTTTAATTTGTTTTACTCTGCTCTTATATTATACTAACATTTGGACAACTTGTCAATACTATTTTTAAACTTTTCTTAATTTATTTTAGTAACTGTTCAAATCCGATAAAATAAAAGTTTTATTATAGCTTTAATATTTATTAACCATAGTGACAACATCAATATCATCTTTAATATCATATGATTTCCCATTTTGATTTTTTGAAATATACAACCAATCACTCAATCCAATATAGTGAGTCATTATTTTTCTTTTATCTACAATGATAGCGTCAATTTCTTTACTTCGATTTTCAATATAAAAATTTAATGCGTTTAATGTTTCAGAAACTTCTTTACAAATATCAATATCATTAATATTATTTATTTCAAAATTCCTTATAATTACTGGGCGAGGACATAATACAGTATGATTGTCGTACAGTTCATCAATATATTTAATATTGTCATTATAAGTTGATAAGCACATTGTATTTCCTTGTGATAAACTTCTATAATTATCCGATCTTGGTAACGCATAATATATTTTATCAATTATCGAAAATATATAAGTATACATTCCTTTTATATATATTTCATTATAATTATCTGTCATTGGAACTGGACTTTTGCTTTGTAATTTTAGATAATTTTCATAAGTATCACAATGATATTTAATATTAAATTCTCTAAAAATCTCATTATAATTGTTAAAAGGGTTTTTATTTTTTATATAATCCATCATAACATTACTTATTACTTCTTTTACTTCTTCTGTAAAACTATATTCTTGATTAATCATTTGATTATACTTCTTTCTTTTTAATTTATTAATATCTCATCAAAGAGAAGTTCTATGCACACTTTATAATTTCTTTTTTCCCATTACCGTATTCAAGAATACTATCTGGAACTATATTAAAATATGTATTTGCTATATCAGGATACTGCTTTTCAAACTGCTCCATATAAACCCAACAACTACCCTTTTTATTAATCTCTTTTATGTAACGATCAATATTCCTTTTATATTTCTTATAGTCTTTATTACTCATTCCCCTACATTGAGAATATAACTTGAAACTAAACTTTTTAAAAATACTTGGTTGATTACACCAACTTGCTAAATTTGTGTACATTCCTTTATATTTGCTTGTATAACACTTCTCATATCTCATTATGTAAGGTAATGCAGAATATTTTGACAGAATTAGAATTCTTTCAAATGTATCTTTAATATCTTTTATCCAAAATTCTTCATCCCATTTTTCATTATAATCATATCCGCAAAGTACATAGAATTTCATTCGCTTTTTAAATGATGGATATAATTGAAATATTCTTTTTAGTTTATTTTCTATTAAATCCTTATCCTTAATATTATCAAAAGCAAATATATAATCGTCATCATATTTCCAAGAAACCAATTCGTGTATTTTTTCATCGTTTAATAGTCTTTCATCTAATCCCTGTTTAAATTGAAAATATTTATTTGTAACTTTGACTTCTTGAATTATTTGTTTCCATGATGAACAAGCAAAGAAATTATCATCTAAGAAACACAATTTAGGTCTATCTGCGTCAAGAAATTCATTTACACTACTATGTGATATTGCTTGATTGTATTTTTTATTTACACAAAAAGGACATTTTCTAAAGCAACCACGAGTTAAAAATCCAATTGAATAATCTGTATAATAAGAAAAATCATTTCTGATTTTTTGTATCTGTGTTTTTGTTAACTCATTTTTTAGTTTATTTTCTTTATCTTGTATTGCTACTTTTATTTTCTTTGCTACCAAATCATCATACAAATGATAATCAGGCATATGATGTTCAATCTCATCGGGTAATGGTGGAGCATTCTCATAAAAGAAACCTGTTCCACCGTATTGAACATTCGGAAGGTTTATAATATCATCAGGAATTAAAGTATCTGTAAAAACTTTAGATATCAAAACCAAATCGTATTGATCTAAATTTTCATAATTTATTTTTAAAATAACCTCATTACCTTGTTGTTTATAATATCCACTCAACTTCATACAAGCTAAATTGGGAAATCTGTGTTTACTCCGTCCAATTAAATCCGCATCAATAATTGCTATATTTATATATTATCACCTCTAAGCATTAAATATATCTTCCTCCTTATAATATGTAAATTGTCTTCTTGTATTTTCTGGAACAGGTAATTCAATTCTAAATTCAACAACATCACAATTGCGTTCACCACTATAATAACTTAACACGGTCATAGTGTATTGACCGTTATCTTCTATAATGGTAACTTCTTTGCAATTAAAATTTTGAGCAAATTTACGTACTTCCGACTTAAAACATTTATAGGTCATATATGAACAGAATCCAAAAATGTGATCACTATTATCCACCTTGAATAAACATTGTTGCCAATTGCCACGATAGTCTTTAGTTTTATCTTCATTCCATTTAATTCTATTAGTCATAATAAGTACCTCACTTTTAATTTATTGTACTTATTATACTATAAATAAATTAAGATTGCAATAGTTATTTCAAACTATTTATTAAACATACCATAAAAGACAGGTTTTATTATATGCTTGTATCTATATATTGGGTTACTAATTTTAATAACTACTATATATAGTATGTATTAATTATTATATACAAACAATTTTTCAATACTTTGACTACGACTTGCTTTATCTAATGTTGTGGTTAATTCTTTGCTCCAAATACATTTAAAATCTTTCGGTGCATTATATTCACTTATAAATACTTTGTTTTCTTTTGATATATCTCTAATCCATTGCCAAAATATATCATAGTCAAAGTTTTTACTTGTTCCATAAAGTGTTGTACCTTGATATGGAGGATCACAATATATAATAGCATTTTTAAAACCAGTAAAATATGTATAGTCTTCAGCTACAAATTCAACATCATCAAGTTTAAATGCTTGATTGATTATGTTTCTTACAGCTTCATCATAATAGTTTCTATCTGTGTCTATCTTTGTATGTACTATTCCAGCATAACCTCCAAACCACTTTGCATTATAAGTTGCACAAAATCCTGCAATGGCTACAAGAGCCTTACCGTAATCCTCTTTATGGTCTTTAATACTATTATACATTTCTCTTGTCATCGTTTCTGGAGGCTTCCAGCCTTGTTGTAGAGACTTCCACATATCAATTAAATACTCATTATTATCAGCACCTATTTTTTTATTACATCGAATTTTCTCCATCATATTTGCTCCACCAACAAAAGGCTCAATATAAATTTTTTTATCATTTTCATCTATATAGCGTTGAATAATTGGAGAAATTTCTTTTGCTATACGTGCTTTACTTCCCATATATTTAATAATTATCACATTCTTTCTTAATTTCTTTTAATATACAATCAATCACACGTTTGATGGTATACATTCTAATCTATTCGTACCCAAATAAAATCTTCTCCACTTTCATTCATCAATTCTTCAAATAAATCTTTATTACAATTCATATCCTTAGTAATTTCAGGTAATTTCTCTCTTGTAATTTTATATTTGGTTTTCATTGGTTTATAACATCCCCAACAAGCATATTTTGATTCATTATCCTTGTTCTCACAACTGTCACAAGGACTATCTTGTTCTAAATTATAGTTATAAAAATTAGGCATTTCAGCATATCCGTTTTCATCTATTAGTTTATTTTTAGAATTAGTAAAATAATACCATTGACTCATTTGATTCCACCATTACCATCTATAGCAATCCAATGTCTATTTTCTACCATTTCATAATCCTTTGGGTTTAGTATAGAACATGAACCCGATGTAACAGGAATTGGAGAAAATAAATCTACCATATGTTTACCGCATTTATCACACTCAATTACTTCTGTACCAAAAAATCCTCTAAACTCTAATTCTCCACCACAGGGACAAGTAATATAATTAAGGTTTTCACCGTCATCTGTATAAGTCCAACCAAGAGAATCTAAACACTCTTTAATATTCATAACTTTAAAATCAGTTACATCTTGTAAACTTTTCTTCATTTATTAATTACCCTTTCTTATTTTATTAATTCCATCATAAAATCATAAAGTTGTTGTTTTTTATCTTGTGCTGTAATCTTAAACATTTCATTTGGTTCACCATATCCAGAAGCATCCACATAACTATCTTCAAAATCATGTGTATCTAAATGTTCATATATAAGCTCGATTACGTCTTCTTCAGTTTCAAAGCATCCTCTAAAAGTATGATACCAATCATCATTTAATTTTGCCATATGTAATTAACCTTTCTTTTTCGGAACTCTGTCCATATGAATATCGTGATAAATATAGTCTTTAGATAAATCTTTATTCAACCAATCACAATATATTTCACAATCTTCTTTTGATCTAAAGAATGTATTATATTTATCTAAACTCTCATATGTCATACCTTTTTGATATACTGTTTCTATTAAAGTGCTACTATCATAACTGTAATAATCATAATCAGGTTCACGATTAACTTTATACCACATTAACATTTCTTTATTATTACGGTCAATTTTAAATTCTGTACAGTTATAGTCTCTTGGGATATATTTATCCTTATACTTTAAACATTTACATTCTTCTGTTATATCTTTTCCAGATGGTGATTTAAAATGAATTTGTCTGTTTTCGTCACATTTATCACATTTGGCTTTATATACTGACTCTGATTCAGCTTTATACATAATAACCTGAAAATCTTTCATCAATTCAGAAAGTCTTTGATTTCTAACTTTTCGTTCCAGATTTAGTTTTTCTAATTCAAGTTCTCGTTCTTTAGCTCTATATTGATTTTTAATATTTTCAAAGTTTTTCTTTGTTGCTTGTAATTCTGTATTTTCTTTTCTAAGTCGTTCCATTTCCTCTGTGAATTCAGATTTAACAGATTTAATAAGAGACTCTTTAAACTCGTCTACTTGCTGTTCAAATTCGCTTGGTTCGCAATAGAAATCTGGATCATAGTAACTCATTTTATTGTCTATCCTTTCTTATTTTAAAGTTTTTTAATATCCTATAAAAGCCAACATTGATTAACATTTCAACACTATATATTGTGCTTTAGTATTATTCTGTATACTATATAGGTTTTATTTTCATTTACCATTGACAATTTTTTGCTTCATATTCACTATTTGCTTTATAAAACTCTTTTATAGTTTCAGAATTATCTCCATCTCTAGACCAAACTACTTTTCCATTACTCATAACAACATCAACCTTATTTTCTTCTAGTTCTTTTAACTTCCATTCCGTAAGATCATGATTAGCAAAATTCCTATTAGAACAACCATGTTGTGCTATAACATTATCATTTAGCACCAATAGATAACAACCTACTACTCCACAGTAATTTTTATCTATTCCGCATAATATTTCTGCTACATTCATTTTAACTATTCCTTTCTTTATGTCATCAATTACATGTTTGGACAGCATCAATTTATACCGTAATCTTCGAGCTGTTTTACAATTATAAGTTTTTCAAGTTTTCTAATATCATTTTTAAGAGACTCAATATAACTATCATCTGACTTAGTGTTTTCTTCTATATATTCATAATCTGCTAACTTTTTGTAAGCATCTTCAGAAACAGGACAAGTACACGGACAATAACAATCTCCATCTTTTATTATGTATTTGTCACAATTTTTTCCAAGACACTTTTGTAATACTCCATTATGATCAGTAAGTCGTTCCATTTATACTCTCCTTTCTTTATACCATAGAATAGAAATTTGATTGTACTTTTGGTATATATATTATACAATAACAATCGCCTATAATCATAATTTATTGTGTATATTGCACAATTATTTTTAACTTTTTTATTAAATCAAATAAGCTGTCTTTAATGCTAATTGATTATTCCACAATATCAAATTACACCTCAAATGAAACTTATCATAAGTCAAACTATCAATATGAGCATTTTTAGGCAGTGTATAACCCATCAGATTTCCTTTGTATTCTCCTGTTGGCTCTCCGTTATAATTATTATAGAGAGATATGTATTCGTCCCATGAATCGACTTCTATAAGCCTTGACTGATGATCTGCGACTATATCATTGTTGTAAAAGATATTTGTTTCGATTACTTTCAAACTCTCACTCCTTAAATTTCTTTATTGATATTCTACACTATCTGTTTGATTCACAATAACATATGTATCGCCAGTTTGTGAAACTATATGATACTCTTTATTAAATTGCTTTAGACTAACTGAATCAGAAATTTTAACTGTATATACTTTCCAAATATATGGATGAATAGAGCTTAATAATAAAGTTATACCTAAAAATAATGAAAATATTTCTATCAAAATAAACACATAAATAGGAGTATTATTTTTTTGAGTAATAGCTTTATAAATTATAAAAACAAGAATTATTATTGCAAGAAGTAGAAACAAAATAGAAAGTGGCAACCAATGATTTTTTGTAGCATCATTCATTGTAGAAGTGCTAAGAATTGTAATACCATTTAACATTTTAAATGCATTATCCTTTCTTAGTTAATTCTTTAGGTGCTTCAGGATAATGCATCCAATATAACGGTTTACACAACACTCCGTTATCCTGAAATTGCTTACTGACCTTCCAATATGTAGCTTCATAAACATATCCATCGTCATCACATACGATACATCTTTTCCCCACATCAGACGTATAGCTTTCTTCTGGCTCTCTATCAATCTTCGGCAACTGTTCTGATACTAATATCCAATCTTGAATCATAAATTTTCCTTTCAATCCTTATAGATATCTTAATTGATTCACATTATGTATCTATATATGGTATAACTATTATTCTACTTATACCATATATAGAGATTAACAATTAATAATTAGTTGGCAAACTCCATGCTTCACATAGATTAGCTGCAAGTTTTGCTTGATAAACTACTGTGTTAGGTTCTGCATACATTATATTGTCTTTACCTGTCTTAGCATCTATCATAATAAGCCAAGTAGCGTTAGAATCACCTTGATAAAGCATATTCGGATCTTCCTGTGGAATAGCTACATTTCCTCCACCATATTCTCCACCATCTTGAACTATTTGGTCTGGATTAGTATATTCTGTATCATAAGGAAGCCCATAACCTTGACACTCACCTAAATAAATAAATTTACCATCCATTTGGTTTTGTACATAAGCGTAGCAAATAAGATTTGACTGGTCACGTAGTTCGTAAATTTCTTTAAGTTGCTTTCGTTCTGTAAAGTTTGTGATATTAGGCATACCGACTTGTTGGTTTGCTTGATCCATTGCTTGATTTGTAGCTTGTGTTTGTTTTTGGTCTGCTGTTGGAGTATTATCTGTGCTAAAACACCCTGTCAAACTAAACATAAGTCCTATACAAACGATACCCACACCAATAATCTTTTTATTAAAAATTTTCATCTTTCTTTACTCCTTTAAATATTATTAATTTATTATTACAACACAATTATTTTAAGTAGTTATTTTAATTAACTGTTCCGTTCATAATATCACGATACCAATCTGATATTGTTGGATTAGTAATCAAATCTGGATCAAGATTAGGATAACTTGCTCTTATGTAATTTATAAGTGCATGTTTTCCTGTTGAGTCAGTAGACTGGTCATATTCAAGCTTAACTTTTGCTATATCAGCCGTAGCACCATCTACATAAGCTTGAGTTGAATGAAATACATTAGTGTCTGCATTTTGTTGTGCCTTACCTACTGTATTTGTATAACCAACATTCAAGTAGCCTGAACCAAATCCTATACCGATAAAAAGTGCTATAACTCCTAATGAAATTCCAATTCCTGCAAATACTTTCTTCATTGAATTTTCTCCTTTTATATTTGATATTAATTTATTGTTATTATGAATTGCTTTTTTTAATACAACCAATTTGCATCATCATTTCTTTTCTTAATTTGTTTTCCTTGCATATATGATAACATTCTTTCAACTGAATGTCAATAGTTTCTTTGGTAATTATTTAATTTATTTCACCACCTTAACAAACATAGATTTGATAAACTTTTTAATATAATTTTTCAGATAAGTCTTTAAGTTTGTTATATACTTCATCAATTTCAGACAATCCGTCAATAGGTTCTACAAGGTCTTTAATATTGTTTACTTCTGATTCTATTTCATCAAGCATTACTTGAACTTCTTCAGCAGAAACAAATTGATCGTTAGGTTTTGAATCTTCTAAATCTTCGTAATCATATGCATTGTAATATTTTCTATAAGAATTAATCATTATTATTTCTTTCCTTTCTCCACACAGTATATCTCTTGTAAGTTTCTTCTGACAGCCAAGATAACTTAATCCCTTATTACCTTTTACCTTACTTATGTAATATTGATATGCTCCCTGTGTAAGTCCATACAACTCAATTGGCTTGTCCTTATGAAATAATTTAGATAATAAAAACATTTTGACCACTCCTTAATATTTAATTTATTTATATAAAACTGTCTTAAGCCCATAATATTTATGTAGAATAGAAGATTTTTAATTAATTTATGTATGTTTGATTATTTACTATTTTAGTTATAGCAGAATGATTGATATTAAATAATTTGCCTAAACTTCTATGAGTGTATTCGCCTGTTGTATATAATTCTCTTATTTCATTTGCCTGTTGATTTGTTAATTTTGCAAAATTACAACGTTCGCCCTTTCTAATATCACATAATCCATCTTCTATAGCTTTAATAGCATTTCCTTGTGCTGTAATCCATTCTAAATTTTCAATCCAATTATGAACTTTAATATCATCTTTATGATGAACTTGTGGTAAATTATTTGGATTGTCAATAAATGTTTCCGCTACACACTTGTGTATTCTAATTATTTTTTTACTATTTCTACTTCCCAATGAACCAGAATATGTTAAATATCCTGTTTTAATTTTATGAAGTTTTACAATATATTTTGTTTTGGTGTTTCTTAAATGTCCTTTATTTGACACTTCATAATATTGTGATAAATCTTTTCCTTGATAGATTACACCTCTCCAAATTTCTTCTAATTGCAATTATTAATCTTGGCAACCTTTCCATCCTCTCCTATTCTACATAAAAATATAATTGATTATCTTTCCCCTGATAATCTGTTAGCATTAAGCCACCCAAATACCTTCAGGACGCAAGTATTTGCTAACCCCATACTATTTAATATTTAATCTAGTACATAATACTAAACCCAATTGACTTACTGCGAAAGAAGGTCTATATGAAAATAACAATAATTAGACGCACTGTTATGTACTAGATTGTTTAGTGTATTATTGACAGTTTGAACAATATTGAGCGCCTTTATCGGAATCCCATGAACCTTCAAAAATAACTGTTTCGTTTTTATTATGTAAAATTATTTCTTTATTACATCTTGAACAAATCAATCCAGTATTAAATGGATAATTATTAAATTCAGAAATTGTATTTTTTGGTTTTTCCATCTTTTTCACCTCTTTTCAAACAGTCTATGAAAGAACTCTTTGATTATACATTTAGCAATACATTCTCATTACTAAACTCATTAACAGACATATTCCAATTAAATTCAGATTTATTTACTTCCACAAAATCTTTCTTTGATGCTGTCTCAATCCAATTGTCTTTGCTTATTCCACGATTTTTAATAATAACATATTCATCTTTAAGATTTAATACAAATACTTCAGAATAATCAACCATTCTTTTATTAGGTATATATCTACAATAATCATAAAGATTACCTATTTTAATTACTTTTCCAGTTAATTTCATTATGTATTACTTCTTCCATATTTAATTTATTTCATCTACTATTATACTCTAAATTGTGGACTTGTCAATACTATTTCATAAGTTTTATTAATTTATTTCAGCTTCCTGATAACAATCATAATATTTCGGATTTTTACTACAATGACTACATGGTGATTCGTATGTAAAATTATCCTCATAAATACATGAACCATAATCTTTATCTTGTATTAATTCTATAGTCGGAGCATCCATAATATATCCTTGACCAATAACATACATTTCAGGATCATATTGTTTTGCATGTGCTCTTTTTTGAATAAGCGAATCTGCATCAATTAATCTCATAATGAAGTATTCTTTAGATCACCATGAAACATTAAAACACATTTTTTAATATGCATACAATCGTTACATGTTTTACCTTTAGGCAAATTCATACACTGGTGTTGACAATTATGTATTTTATAATAATTACATCTTACACATTCCATTTAAAATTACACCTGCCTTATAATATTTCATCATAATGAATACATCCAAAATGATCTCTAACATAAAAAGCTGTTGTTACACCAAATTCATTTGAATAAATCAATGAATCTTTATTAAATCCTGTTGGTTCTAATCCAACAATATCATTAACAAATTTTTTACTTTTACAATTCCCATATCCATTTTCTATTTGTTTGTATTGTTTGCAATATTTACAGATTCCTATTAACATAATATTTACCTCCTATAAAACAATTCTTTGGTTTACTCTTTGTTATATTTCCAATTCATAATGGTTTCTTCATCCCACCATGCAGATGAATAAAAAGAATCATCTGTAGAAAAGCAAACTTCTCTATGACCATCTATTCTATCTCTAAATCTGACATCAATTAAATCAATTAAAGTAACATTTTCAAAATCTCCACAACATCCTTGTATTCTACATTTCTGTCCTATAATTGTTTTGGCTTTATCAATAAGTGCTATCGTTGTAATTTCTCTTGGTCTATATTTTCTTCTGAATACCATAGTTTATTTTTCCTTCTTTCTTTATGCCATCAAAAAGTTATTTGATTGTATTTATTATTTAAACATATGCTTACACCATAAAGCTAATACAATTACATATATAATAAGTACACATTCAACTTCTAAAAAATACATTTATTCTCCTTTCTAACTTCACATAATACAGTGCTTTTATGAACACTTAAAAATTTTTGATAATATCAAAACATCATTTAATATAAGATTTGCAATTTCTTTTAAACTTATATCTGTTTCATCTTCTATAATATCTTGAATATTATATTGTATATCTTTTATATTTACTTGAATTTCATCTAATTCATTATTATTAATTGTATAAATATTTTCCATGATTTATTTCCTTTCGTTAACATGAGACATAAATTTCACCTGTACCCACATAACACATTGTGTAGGAATTTCAGGACATATATCATCAGGGTAATAATAAATATGACCTATTACACCATTTGGAACATAAAAAATACCAGATCCATTACAATCATCACAAATAATTTTCGTATATCCATTAACAATATTTTTCTCTTTATATGTATTTTAATTTTTATATCTCTATACCACCCACAATATCTAATTATTTCCATTTAAAATCCTTTCCAAACGGTATGTTTATGAGCATTTTTAATTCTTTTCATTAAAAATTAAATACCCTCCACCCATACCTAAAATAACGCACATAATGCACTCCCACCAATAATTTACGAATAGTCTTGTATCCGTCATATCAATATGCGTAAATTTGATATAAATCATAAATATCATAATTATAGCAAAACAAATAAGACATACTATTCCTAATATTTTCTTTAACACGTTTCTCACCTCTTTTTATACAATCAAATGGCACTTCTATCGTAGTTTAGTTTAATGCCTCAAATTATGTAATTGTCTTGAACATGCTCCTAATTCTCTTTGCAGATTTTGTTGTTCCATTGGATTCCTAGAATGTCTTACCTGTCGATTTAACTGTGTCATCCTTTCTCTAATATTATCTTCTTCGGTTATTTCTCTTGGAACAGGTTGTTCTGTAATAGCGCTATAAGTGGCTTGTTGTGTTGTATCAAAAGTCCATACAGAAGATTGACATGCTCTTGATAATTCCTGAAATGCACGAGCTGTTGCATTCATATTACATGATAATGTCGGTATTGTAAATATATCTGATTTATTAGTTTCTTTCTTTTCGGTTTTTGCTTTAAATTCTCTATCTATAATATATTCTTTCAATTTATCTGAAAATCTATTATAAATATTTTCCCATGTAACATTTTGAATATTATAGATATTAACCTCTTTAGCAAGTTCTACAAATACTTTAGTAAATTCAATAGTATTATAAAATGTATCTGTATTTAAAGTACCTTTATAAATTCTTATTTCAACAGTATCTTCATGCTGAAGATTTATAGCACCATACTTGTTAGCATTTTTAGATTTAACATACATATCTATAGGAGTTTCGTCTTTTGTAAGATAAAATCTTTGAGCATAATGATTACTGTCACGCCTAGCCACAAGTACAACTTTCTCCCAAAACTTCTCAAATAGATATAGTAGATTACTAATTGATAAATCTTGATATATTTTTTCATTTCCAAAATAATTTCGATTGAAATGAATATGTAAACCACAAGTACAGGTATCATGCGCTCTATATTTTTTATCAGTTAATTTTTTAAATAATTCATCATAAGGTAAACTTTTATGATAATCAAATGTCATTGGATGTGTTACTATTTCAAATCCTTGTTGTAAACTTCCATCATGCTTACAAAATACATTTCGTTCTCCCATGAAATCTACTACTTCTTTAGCAGTATTGTTATCTTTTCCGCCACAATCAATTTCTATTTCTGCTCCAAAATATAATTCTTCTTCATTTAATAATTTATGAAATATGTATTTCGGCTGATAATTCCATTGATTAATATAAGGTTTAATATCTTCATTTCTTTCATCTATTTCATTATTAATACTATTTAGCTGATTCATACTTTCATTTTGTAATGCTAATTGACTAAGTTCAGATTCAGCTAAAGAAGGATTATATGTAATAAAATTAGACCTTCTACCACGAATAGTTGGCATCTATTTCATTCCTTTCTTTCATATTAATCAAATATAACTTTGGCTCACATTTGATTAACTATCTGTTGTAATTCACTAATCTTATTTTTCAATTCTGTTTTATAATCAACAACTTGATAACTTAGACATTTTGAGCCTACCCATGCAAAAGAATTTTCTTTATATCCATATTTTTTAATCATATAATCTTGGATAAACTTAATTTTACTTGTCTTTTTAGGTATATTTGTATTGATATGATTTTTATCTAAAATATAAGTATGGCGATAATTATTCAACATGCTATCTTCTTTAATATATATTGTATGATATGACATATCAATATTTTGAGGTATTGAAGAACTACAAACACATATAGTTACTTCATTGTTTTTAATAGCTTGAAACATTTCATTATAAAGATTTAGTTCGTTATTAATACTTAAATATTCCTTACATATTTTTGATTGTAAAACCTCTATATTTATATCTTTATCCATATTCGTATCCCTCACCAAACTAGATATTTATTTATCGTACTTCTTCAAACAGTTTAATATCTGTAATAATAGTCTCACACGTAGAACCATGTTTATAATACGAATCTAACCTTATTGTATAATCATATCCATAACTACCATCATGAAAATCTTTTAAGTTTTTCGCTACTAGTGTTCCTTGAATTCTTTTTAAATGACCAACCTTAAATTCAATTCTTGAAGGAACATTATCCGAAATATTGCTATGTAATATTACAAAATTATTAATTTCTTTTATTTCGCTATCTTTCAACAGTCTCATCCCTTATATAGTTTTTCTTTTCTGTTACTATATTATAATTATCACAATCACATCCCTTACATTTGCAATAATCACAAGCAATTTTACAACATTCTTCCAATTCACAAATACCATATCCGTATGAATATGATTTATGTACACAATCAAAACAAGTAGTTCTCATTTTGTCTCCTCTAAAAACTTTTTAAACTCTTGTTTTGTCATGTTATTTGGAGCGAAACAATTTACTACTTCGCTAAAAGGTTGCAGATATCCATCTAATATGTCATTTGCTTCTTGTTTTGCTTTTTCTACACATAAATTAATATAATCATCTTTTGTCATATTCCAATCTGTAGGACAATCTGTAATAGTAGAAAATCTACAATATAATCCATTTGGTTGTTTACTTATAAATCCACTCATGTATTTTATTTCCTTTTCAATTTGATTTTGACTTTAAAATTTTACTTGTAATCCACTTACTCGTTGGATATGGAATACCTTTTCTTCGTAAATTTCCATGTATTTTACCCCATGCCTTATAATATTGAATAGTTACTCTTTACATATAATTCACCTACCATAGAAGTCAGAATTGATTCACATTTTTATCTAATAGTTCAACATACTTTTTAAAATATTTCTTAAAATCATTTTCGTTATTACTTTTCAAAGATTTATTAATAAGAATATCTAATGCTGGAATTTCAAAAGATTTAATCGCTTCTTCATTCCAAAAATGAATGGCATATGTTCCATCCATAAATCCTTCATCATAATAATCACCAACATAAATTTCACCTTTATGACCACAAATTTTACATTGTACATATTCAGTATCATATGTTGTAATTGTTTCTGGTTCTCCACCACATTTTGGACATATTAATATTTCATGATTCATTATTTTTTCCTTTCAATATCCGATAGAAGATAGCATTTATGATAGTTTAAATACTATTATCATAAAAATACTTAATAACAATCCCGATATGCCTATTAATATTTTTTGCCATTTCTTAAAATCTTCAAAACTTGCTCTTTTGGTACAAGCAAATTCTAATGTGATACGTAAAATTATTAATACTATAATTGAAGCAATTAAATATCTTGATCCAAATAAACTATCGAGCATTTTCAATTCTTTCACTTCCTTATAGAATCACGTACTTATTCACATTATGTATTAACTATTACCTGCAAAATCACCATATAATTCTTTTCTTTTCAGTTCAGCAAATTTTCCAGCTTCATTAACGTCATCAAACATTTTAATTATATGATTTTTACCATTCACTATTATTTGAACTGACCATTTATTACAATCTTTATTCCAACATACATTTCTGTATCCACTTTTATTATTTGAATTTTTGCCTTTACGATGTTTTGTGTTTTCATCATTAACTGAAACTCTTAAATTATATTTTCGATTATTTAAGGTGTCATGATCTTCGTGATCTACTTTAATTTTTGAATCTGTTATATTCATTAATAATCTATGCATTAATATTGTAGAATATTTTAATCTTCCTTTTTCATCATGTACCCGTTTATTCGCTTGTGCATATTTTAGTTTCTTGTCACGATTATATTTAATAAACCAAGTCATATTGTATTTCTTTAAGCATTCTAGTCCATCTAAATCGACATAACATAAATTATCTATATCTTTCTTAGTCTCATAAATATGTATTATTACATAGTTATCTTTGATTTCATATTTATTTAAAAATATATTATCACCTCCTCTCATCATATATTTTATTCCTTTCTTATTTAATAATAACTTTAATATTTTCAATTTCAAACATTTTACAAACCAAATATGTTGTATAACCATCAATCAAAACATAATCTGAATTAACAATAATATCATTATTAAACTTCTTATCAGTCTTATATTCTTTTACCCTATCAGCTATATTCTGTGGATTAGGTATTGTCTCAGCAAAATCATCAGAAATATGTATCTTATTTAAATTTACAAATTCCTTGATTTGATTAAGCTTATCACATGCCATCTGTGCTTCCTCTTTAGTGGAAAACGTATTCTGTCCTGCACGATTAAAGTTTTTAATACTATTAGTAAGTTTATATTTAATAGTTGTAACTTCTGAGCCAATATTAATTTTCATACCAATAATCGTAAATATAGAATCTAATACTATCCATTTTTGCCTATTAGTTTCCGTATTACCAACTCCATGACATTCAGGACAATCAATGATTTTATTGTTATATTCAATCTTCTTTTTACCATTACAAAACGAGCAAATTTTAGTGTCTTTAGTTGGATTAATAATATAAACCTTATCACCTTTTATAAATTTAGATTGAATTGAAAGTGTATTCATTTTATCTTCTCCTTCGTTTATTTTATACCATGATCCATCTTTTATAAATTTATCAACCGAATCAGAATCATATTCTCTATAATGGTCTTTTTCCCATGTAACACTAAATTTATTATCTCCTACATATTCCGCTACAAACAAAATATTTGTACTATCATTCTTAACTTTAAACGTAAATTTTTTATTCATAATACTTTCTCCTTTATATTTAATATATAAAACTACCATAAAACTGGAAATTTATAAGGTGTTTATGTATTAACCCTCACAATACTGCCAGTGAAGTTTCTCGCCTGTCACAGGATGTTTACCTGCTGATTGACGCTTACCCCTACAACATTCAGAAATATGATCACATCTAATTTTCAATTCTTTCCCTGCAATTTTTAAACTATCGAATACTTTATCTAGCTCAACGCAATAAGGTTTTTTAATTTCTTTATTTACTAGTGTTTCATCTACATTATCATTATGTATTACATCATCATATTCAGATTCATTAATTAAATCATCAATTGTAATTACATTATTCCATATATCACCGTAAGCAATCCGTCCAAGCATAGGAATAACATCTTTAATTTCATTTCTATCTTTTCGTCTAATAATTGCTTTAATTTCTTTATCAGCGTATACTCTTGCTTCTGATTTAATATTTTCCCAACTACTATGAGAAAAGAGGACTGAAATATTATTAGGAAACTCGTTATGTATTATTTTGCTATCTTCAAAAAATTCAATCAATCGTGTTGGTATTACTTCACTATGCGTATTGTTATCTATATAAGAGAAATACAAATCTCCAAAGTCCATAGTGTTTGTTATTCGATACTGATCACCACTTTTTTCATTAGTCTCAAGAGCTACTGTATAATTATTAAATGACATTATTTATACCTCTTTCATATTTAATTTATTGTTACTATTTTTACTTTCAATTTCCTTAATTGTCTCTTGAAGTATTAGCTCAAACTTCTTGTCCCATTGTTGGCTCGGTTTTCTAAATTTATTATGCTGCATTTTGCTTTACTCCTTTCGATATTATATTAAACACTTTACATTTCGTCTTATGGTTACTAAGAATATCATTAATAATAACCCTTGATAAATTAGTATTCTTGTTCCGATGTTTTAGTAGATTGTACTTGTAATGCTTCATACATATCCTTTCAAATTTATATTTTTTGATAGTTAAGCATGTAGTTTATTCCAATAAGTTTCTTGCTTTCCATATACTATACCTAGTACTTTTAAAGTTGATAGTTGACTTTCTGGAATATAACAGCCACCAAAGTGAATATATGAATCACTTACAGTGACTTGCTTTCCCCAATTACAATCATAACAAATAGCATTATCATCAATATAAGCTTTCCAGCAAGGTACACGTTGCTTTAGATGGTTAAGGCTCTGATTGTCTTTATAACCTTCGATGAAAACCCATATACCTTGTTTAAAGTCGTTATAGTGTTCTTTATAAAACATAATCCGTTTTTTATGCTGTTCAAGTATTATAGTTCGTAAATGCAAAGGATAGTCAAAAATATTAAATTCGTTTAATTCATAATTAACTCCATCTAAATGATAAAATTGATATTGTGGTTTAAAACCATCAATTGAATAACGAATTATGTACATAATATTATCCTTTCATACTGTTAATAAAATTTCACTTTTATCGGCTTATTAATTTATTTCTTCTTCTGTTAAAATTATAGCACAAATAATTCCTTTGTCAATACATATTTGTATAAATAATTAATTTATTTCACTCTAAATATTATGTAGGGTTGAGAGCATTTCTACTCTCAACCTATAAATTTTATTAAATTGTTAATTGCTCATTTTCTTGATTAGGTGTCTCATTTGGAATATCATCATTACCTTGTTTACTATCGTCTACATTAGCCTCAGAACCGCTTGTATCAGCTTTAATATTAGTAGTAATATCAATTAACGTCTCACCTTTTAATCCAGCTAATGCTTCATTAATGGCTTGTAAACGTTTTTCAATATTCTCTTGATCTCCACTCTTATTACCACGATGTCCTAAACCATCAATAAATTGTGAAGACGGTTCTTTAAAGAATTTGAATACCCAATCGGAAAATACTTCCACTGGAATATTATTTTTATAAGCTTGAATTGCGCCCCAAAACAATGCAGTTTGATATGGTTTTTTACCTTTAAACAATGGTATTACAAATAATTGATAATTCTTGATTTTTTTCTTAGTCTCTGTAGTGTCGGTTTTTTTCTTATGCTTAATAAATATATCAATTGCATTACTTAAATATTTACTTGCATTACGAATATCTAATTCGATATCTTGCGGTATTCCTTTTGCTCCATCTAATCTTGTATCATCTGTTTCGATAATATCATCAGTATCTTGAATCTCATTATTCGTAGCTTCATCTTTCTGTCTGAAATCACTTATTGCACTATTAATAATCTTTTTTGAAAGATTGGTTTTCCCATTATGATATAATAACGTCATAATTTGAAGTAATAAATTTAATCCATAATTTCCACCAACAGAATCAACTGTCATCATATGATATATCCATTTTTCATTGAGTATATCATCTAATACACCCAAAGTCTTATCGTCAATCATATTTCTTTGCTTATCAACATCTGTTAATGCTAATGTCCCTTCTGAATAAGTCACGAAAAGATTTTTTGCTTCTCTTTCTGAACAATTATTAAATATTAATATTCTAATATCAACATTTAATATTCTTTCTTGAATTTCTTTTGGTAATTCAGAAAAATATTTTCCATTTAAATCATCTGCTGTATATTCTTCATTATCAATTTTAAATGTTTGATATAAAGAATCAGATAGATTTAATTTAAACTTATTATGAACAAAAAAGAAAAAAGAAGTTGTTCTTTGCTGTCCTTCAAATATTTTAATTTCAACACTTTCAGAATCTGACCTATATGCAAAAACTTCTGGTACTGTAGATTTTTTGAAAGCAGTATACATTATTAAATTTGTCGCGCGTGGAGGTTTATAGACATATCTGCGTTGAGTTCTCATATATTTTTTTGGTTGCAAGACAATACCTTTCTTTGCAGCCTCACTAATATTAAAATTTTGAGCATCTTTTCCTGGTATTATGTGCTGATTCTCTATTTCAGTACATAAATATCCAACCTTCATAGTTGTTGGTTCTAAAGTATATGACATAATAATTTTCACCTTTCATTTCATAAAATTATACGAATTAATTATAATATTTTAATAATATAATCATCAAGAAAACACTAATTATTCCTTATAAAAACACATTTTCCAGTTATGATAATCATCATATAAATTAAATAAACTTGAAGTAGAATAATTATATTTTTCTGCTAATTTTTCTAATTCATTAAGCATTCCGCTATCAAGTTTAATATTATTTTCCTTTTCAAATAAATAAATATTATAATAGAATCCTGAATCTTTAATGTTTTCATAAGAAAACGAATGTTTATAATACTTATTATCTTTAGCTTTTTCATTTTCATTAGCTTTACTTATAAAAAGACTAATTTTTGATCGCATATTAGCAACAGAAAATGCTCTTGTAACTACATTTGTTTCTTGAACTGGTCTTAAAACATAATCAGTATTTTGATAAGTGAACCCCCCTTGCCCTTGAAAACTGCTAGTGCTAAACCCTTCTGAATTAACAAATGACATCAAAAAATTAGCAACAGTATCATTAATCTTAAATTCTTTGTTATTTGTTCTAATAATTTTATTCATATAATCAATTTCATTTTTTTGTAGATTACAGGTTTCCTCAAAAGTTAAACCTGCATTTGCTAAATAAAATGTTGCTCTAATAGTTTCAAATTGTTGTATTTCCGTATAATTATAAAAATCAATAACAGAATTAATTCCATTATCCAAATCATCAAAATCTTTGAAATACGTTTTTAAAATAACATTATCAAGCGTGTCTGACATTATAACATCGTCTTTTGAAATCTCTTTAAACATTTTAATTGAATCATAATTTATTAAATCTTGAGACATACTCCATTCAAAATATTTTTTAAGAACATTCTTCTTATTATAAAACGAACTAACCTTGGTTAATTTTAAACTTTTAAACCACTCTGATATTTCAATAATATTAAACATGTTAATATCGTTATTATATTTTCTTTCAATATCACCACAAGATCTGAAAAACCTAATTATATTTGTCCTTGAAACTGGTTCTTGATCACCATAGTATTCTTCTATAAATTCCATCTTTTGTTTGGTATTGTAAATTAGATCAAAATTTTCTTTAGGAATTCCATATTCTTTAATATAATTCTCAAACATATCAAATTCTCCTCAATAAATTATATTTTATTATCACACCTTTTATTATATCAAATAAGAAACTAAATGTCAACAACTAAATTCACATTTTTTTAAAATAAATTTCAATGAGATAGTGAATAAACAGCCATTTTTACTTTTTTGTCTAATAATCTTTGCATCATGGGAAGTTGCATTAATGTTTTTTCAGCAACTAATTCCTGCTGCTCATTTGTCATTTTACCTATTTTACCTTTTAATTGAAATTTATTTATATCTCTCATTTTTTCTACTTCTACGGCACTATCTTTAATTAATCCTACAATTTCATTAACACTATAATTTACATGAACTGGACTATATTTATCAACTCTTGATGTTAAAGGGATTCCTACAAAACTATCACTTTCTACTAATGCTCTTGCATTTACTGTTGTGCTAAAAAAATTATATTTATCATTTGATATAATAAGAACTGGGCGAATTCCACCTTGTTGACTACCTTTAGCATCCGTAAGGTCAGCATACCAAATTTCTCCCTCTTGAGGGTTAATTAATTTGGCATTGCTATAAGTAGAATTATACGTAGGGGTATGATTACAAGTGTTTGGATATTCCATAGTTTGCAACATGATATTCACCACCATCCTTTTATAATTTATTTTTATTGTGTCTAAATCATATTGCTTTATTATATTAACATAGTTTTAATTTATTGTCAATACTATTTTATAATTATTTTTAATTTATTTTTATATAAATAAGGAGGATGATTATTTCATCCTCCTATTACTAATTTTTAATTAACCTACTTTAATCTTTATACTATTATCTATAAACGCAAAATTTAACACTTCTATTTCTTTTTGATCTAATTGGATTTCACTCAATTCATATGTAACCGCATTCTTATCTTGGTTATCTAGTTTAATTAATGCAGCTAAATAATAATGGCGTTTATTATCTAATATATCATCTTGAATTATTAAATTTAATTGAGGTAATTGTTTATCAGCGCATTCTTCAAAAGATTGCTCTAAAAGAAAATAATAAATTGAATCATATTCATAAGTCCTTTTCTTTAATCTTTCTAATGGAATCACTAAATTTTCATAAAACATATTGGATAATGAAATATTCATATCCATATGGTTTGTCATATTAAGCATATCCATTGTAATTTCAAACCTATAAACACCATTTTCTTGATTTCCTATTAATTTTAACATTTTGCTACCTCCATATTTTGTATATTGATTATTTTTTAGAGGTATGATACCATACTAATGGTATGTTTTCAAATACCTCTTAGTTAGTGATAACCGTTGGTTTGGGAGACTGTGCGGTTATCACTAATTTTTTATTGTTTATTCTCCCCTTCTATCTATAGGGTCACATTCAAATAGAATTTTGATGTCAACATTGAGTGCGTGAGACAAACGACATAAAACATCAATTGTAGGTGAAGTTTCACCATTTTCAATGTTATTAATATGTGTCCTTGAAACACCTGATAGAATTGACAAACTTCTTAATGTCATTCGTTTTTGTTTACGAATTTCTTTAAGGTAGATTTGCATACTATCACCACCATTATTCTATTTCATCAATAGTATAATCTGGTGGTTGTGTAAATTCAATGTAAATATTTTAACATAAATCTTGTCCTTTATGTAGGACATAATCAATCGGTTATTACATGAAATCATATCAATTATGACATTTTTGAATCAACTAATATTTTTCATGTAACAAGGGAATAATGTTCCTTTATATCTATAATATCACTTCCTATGTATGTAGTCAATAGATTTATAAAGTTTTGTTGCACAAATTGCAACTTTATTTATAGAAAGCATAATAAACTAAATCTTAATTTAATTTATTTTCCCTTATGAAAATAATACCACTATACTCACTAAAAGTCAAGATATTTATATCAATTATTTTAATTTATTTTAATCATTAAGTCTATATAGTAGTCACCTGTTTATTAATTTAGATAACTACTATATAGACTTATTAATAAATAATATTTATAACGGAGTTGGTAAATGACTTATAAAAGTTTTCACACCTTCACTTGTTTGAATTAAATTCACAGAACACCATTTTTTCATATTTAAAAGTTCATCGATTTGAAAATCACCTAATTCTTCTTTTAACATTTGATAATTTTCTTTATGTGTTCCTTTTAACAACATATAACTTGCTCCTGCACCCTCTACCCCATCTAAAAGTGTCTTAAACTGTTTTAAATATTGACATGTAAAATAATAAGATATACCAAATTTACGTCCCTCGCAAATATTTTCAGCTATCAATTTACTTGCTGTTTCAGCTTGATGTATTTCATCTGTTATTACATGAACAGTTCTAGGTTGTTTTTGTGTACTACCTCTAATTTGTGCTGACAACCATATTCTACTTAAAAAATAAGTTGTTAAAACATCTTTAATCCATTTCTTTTTAAATACACCTTCGGGCATTCTTATAAGAACAATTTTACCATCATTCATATATTTTACAAAATCAATATCATAATTTGGCTCAGATTTTAACATCATTTCAAGATATGGATTTCTTACTAATATATTAATTCTATCCATAATATTTTCTATTTTTGTTTCTTTTGTTCCACAAACCTTACCTTTAGAATCAATTTCATCTAATGAAAGCAAATCAAGAATTTTTATATCATCTTTAAGAAATAGCTTTTTTGAAATTACATCATCTATTATTTCGTGTCTAATTTTATAATTTTGAAGCATATTAATAACATCATAAATTTTTATTCTGCCTGTCATAAATGTAACCTTACAGGCAGTATCCAATAATCGTGTCATTTTAGGTGTTAACGGTTGTGCTGTGCCATCATTTAAAGCATTTATTAAATATAAAACTTGCTCGGATAAATCACTAACGTTCCTTATAAGATCAAAACTTGTATAATTATTATCTAATTTAACTTCTGGAAAAGCTAAACCAGACAAATTCTTAACATCTGATAAATCAATTATAATAAGCTTGTCTTTGGGTATATATTGTTCCATTTTTCGTGATAATTCACAATCTTTAATATAATCCAAAACAATAGCACCATGATTAATTCTTGAAGCACAAACTGTAAAAGTTATTGTAACTTCTGATTTTCCACTTCCCATTCCTCCTACAACAATTTTAGGTAAACCCATAATATTATAATCATCTTGCCAATATACAGATTTTTCATTTCCATTTTTTATTGCTATTCCTATAGGTATACTTCCATTTAATAATATCGAAGGAATTTCAACTTCTCTCATATCAATAGATTGCATTTTAAATAAATTTTGCAATGTAACTTGAGGTAGAAAACAAAGTTTTGCTGTTTCTTCAGTTGTAAGAATATTTCTTACTGGTGTAATACTTAACTTTCGTTCCTGCACACGTTTTATATATCTTTCTGTTGAAATAATCTTTTTAGAAATCAAATAATTATCAAGTCGAATGGTATTATAACTTACTTCAAGAGCATGTAAAAGTTGTTCTCGGCAATCAATATTATCACTATGAGATATCAATCTAATTGTTGTATTATAAGCGTTAAATTTAGCTTTTTCTAATGTTGAACGACTCAATTTTTTATCACGTAAAATTTTTGAAATATCATTATCTTCAATTTTAATCTTTTTAACTTGACTTTCGTCACCTAAAATAATCTCTTGAACAAGTTCACCTACAACAAGACCACAATGAGCTAATGATTTAGCACAATTATTTATTAATTCGTTCTTATCCAATCTTAATTGATAAGACATAATACCATCTTTAAATTTTTGATATGCTTCTGAACAATTTAATCCCCATTCATAATTTTCAGGTGAAAATATATATTGAATTATTACATTTTCATTGTCTTTTAACATTTTTTGGATTTCCAACAGCGAACCTATTGGTTCTAATTGACTACCATCAGTAGATAAACTTAGAAAATAATGATATTTCAATTCAAGTTCTCTTATTGCAGTATTATTATCAATAGACAGATTGTATTTTTGTTCTGTTATTGTGCTTTTTTTAAGATTCTTTTTTATTATATCTATATCATTGTTATTTGAGGATGTAAGGTAAAAACCCACATCCTCTTTTTCAATCACAATTTCAAAACAAAATCGGTTATCTTTTATCCATGAACCACTTATTTTTTTATTCTGTTTACGTTGCCACAAGCTTTGATAATTGTGTAATTCCCTAAATAATTCTTTTATATCATTTGATTGAACTTCTTTATCAGGAATTATTCTAAATGTTGTCATTTAGCTATTGCACCACCTACTTCTTGTAATAATTTCATAGCTGCAGGTAGAAATTGCATCAATAGATATCCAATTCCAGCATATTTAATTACACTCAAACCCTTACTGCGATTGCCACAAATTAGTAACAATGTACCAACACCGCACATTGTAAAACTTACAGGATATGATAAACCCTGCAATAAATCTGTTATAGGTGCAAAGCTTGATATAATTTTATTTGAAATAGATGATGAACAAGTTATAGCATCAGGAGTGGAAGTGTTATAAATTATTATTGCTGTTCCAATTGCAGAAAAAGTTGTAATTGTTACTGCACTACAGTTTTCTAAAACATGTTTAATATTACAACGTCTTGTGTCGATTATTATTGAATTCATAATTACACCTCACACTAAACTTAATAAAGCACTAATTCCAAAACCAATAAATCCCCACTTTAATGGCTTACGAAAATTAAATATTAAGCAGAAAAATCCAACTGCAATAACAATAATACTAACATATACTCCAATTTCACCTATCATAGAAATTTTATCAAGTAGCCATGAACTATCGCCATACATATTAGGATCAAGATTTGGTTTTCCAAATGTACTCCAATCAAACCATTTACCGTTATTAACATAATTTTGAACAGCATTATCCATTATAAACACCTCTATATCGGTTATACTATTATTAATAAAAGGAGATGAATTAAATGCAAATAATAGGAGCAATTCTACTTGGTCTTGGTCTTTTAAGCTTAGGATTAAAATTATTTTAATAATAAATCTTGAAATTTGTAACATTTTCCTTTTCTTTGCATATAATATCGTATGCGATATTAAATATAGCCCACTTACAACCTCTTAAATTACAACCCTTAGAACAGAATTTTATCGATCATAATCTTCCAAATCCATAATACTTTTTAATAATTCTTCTGAATTAATGTTATTTATTTTGACATTATCAGGAGAATTTTTTATTGCTTTATCTATCTCTAATTTTATGTATTCCTTTATTTTAGAAAAATCTTGAATATTATTTTTAATATTATCTTTATCATTCCGAATAAGTTTGATTACATACTTACTAAAATTTGGTACATTGTTTTCATCCTCTACAAAGTCATAAATATCAAAATCTTTTTGAGTGAATGATACTGATTTAGTTTTTATATTCCTAGCCATTTAAAATTCCTCCAATTTTATAATAAGCATTTGCATTATCCCACACAGCATACTTAGAAACAATAGCGTTTGGTATTTTTTCTTTTATCACTTTTTCAAGAATTAATGAACCACCTCCAGTAAAAGCAATTTCTAAACCATTTAAACTCCAATTACATTTTTTTGCTTCTTCAAGAATTCGATCAATTTGACTTTTTAAAACATAATTAATAATTTCAGATATCTTTTTTTTAGTTTTATCATCTCCGTAATATTCATCATTTAAAAGATGTGATATTTCATAATCCTGATAATTAGTTTGAAGTTGTTTATTTAATTCTCGTTTTAGCTTAGCTAAAAGAATATTACCTCCTTCATTAATAGTAAAAACTGTTTCTTTAATCGGTTTTAACTTTCTATACACAGCTCCGTTAATATTTAATCCACCACAATCTATTACAGCAATTAGTCTATTCATATTGCGATCTGGATTTTGATAAACATATCCTATTGACTCTGGAAATACTTTTACATCTATTAAATTAAATTTTTTACGTTCATTATTAATTTTCATATCTATATATCTTTCTTCTAAAAGATAATTCTTATATTGTTCTCTTGCTTCATGATTCACAAATGTTAGCAACGGACATCCTGTTATTACTCTTACATCATTTTCTTTGTCAATCATTTTTCCAATAGCTAAATACATAGTCATTCTATGATTAATTTTTGCCTTACTCAAATCATAATCATTATTACTTACTTCTTCGCCAATAAGATATTTAACACCTTTATGTTCTACTAAATAAGTGTTTCCATTAATAATTTCATCTGAATCAGTTATCTCTACTTTAGTTTTTACATAGAATTGTTTTTCCCCTTTTTCAGTATTTACTACTTCCTTTGTTGCATCTTTTCCCATATCAATTCCTGTATAAAACATAAAACAAACCTCCATTCTACTTGTTATGAAAATTATTAACTTTAATAATAGTATAGCAAGTAAAGTTAATAATGTTACTAATTTTCATAATTTTTTAGAAATTTTTAAAGGCTTGTCCTATATTGTTATCATACCATATATTGGTTATAATTTAAATATGAAAATAGTAGTAACTACTTCACTTAAAAGTAGTTACTACTATAAATCAACAATTTGGTGAGAGTTTTATATCTATATATAGTATCTTATTATTTAGATTTATACTATATATAAATATAAATTAAATTCTTATTGGTATAATTTGATTGTAAAGTATTGTATGTCTATTATCAATATCTCCGTTATCATGATAATGTCCAAAATACCAATGTTTGAAATCAAGTTTTTCTTCTAGTATATCAAAATATTCTTCAACTGGAGTTGGAGGAAGTTTATATAGACCAATTGTATAATTGTTATATTCTTCAAATATTTTAATAGAACAAGTATGACTAATTACATAATTAACTTTCCAATTATGTTTATCAAGATTTGTCATACCCTCATTAAATTCTGTTTGATTAGGCATTTCTTCAGCCCACCATGATATACCTTCAGTTCTACGCATTCTATCTACAGACTCAGCACCACCCATAGTAAAGAATGTATGACTGTCAATATCAAATACTTGACCACGCAGGAGATGATATATACTATCCGAAATTTTATGTATCTTACCACCACTCCAATACTCTACAGGATACTGATTCAAAAGATTAAAGTTTTCATGATTTCCATCCACAAACAAAGTAGTAAAGTTTTTATCGTTTAACCATTTACGCCAATATATTTCTTCATGACTATTATTCCATACGCCACCAAAATCTCCACAAATAATAACATAATCATTCTTTGTCATTTGTTTTTGTTCTACAAAATTAGGCATTGAAAATTTTGTTATATCAATTGGAATATGCGTATCACCTGTTATATAAATCATTTTTTACCTCACCATAAATTCTCTGAATATAAAACTCCATGTTCATATCCATTTTCCCATATTATCTGACTACATTCTTTAGCTATAATCCATGTCTATTCTCTATCCACAAACTCTCCTGTGTCTGTTATAAAGCATTGTTCACCCTCTCTAATACAACCGTGGGGCAATGTATTCTTAAAGATATCACCGTGTCTATGACCTGTGTAAATGATGTTATCTTTACGTATGGTTGAATTTACTATCATCTTATTTCCTTTCTCGTTTAATTATTTGAATACCCTTTAACGCTGTAAAGAACCACCCTAACCCCATCATAAATGTTACAAGATATACGGTAGGAAAAATACCTATCCACTTTGTAAATACAAATATCAAAAATCCTATAATAGAAAACAGTATTGTTATACAAGCTACAATTAGAAAGTTAATTTGTTGCTTCAAATATTTATTCATCTTGCCTCCAAATATAGCTTAAAACTTACTTATTATATTATTCTTGATAATATGGTCTTAACTTATTAGCTAAATCAATAGCATCATTTAATAAATCTTCATTAAATCTGCCAAAACACTTATTTTTACCATTAATATAAAACATTACAGACCACTTTTTATTTTTATTAATCCAGTATACATTTTTACAACCACTTTTACTACGACTTAAATTTTCATTTTTTAAACATCCACAACTTTTTACATTACTATTAAGATCAATGCCTTTTATAATACAAAATTTACCACAATCGCATTTACATAAAAATAAACTACATCCATGATCTCCTTTATAATCTAATCTTTCAAGAACATTTAATTTTCCAAATTTCTTTCCAACTATATTTTTAGTACGTTTTTGTCTTTCTTCCATTACTTCACGATACAAACAACCGCACGATTTTACCTTCCCATTTAACAACAATTCTCTACGAATAATTTTTTTATTTCCACAATCACAAACGCAATTCCAAAAGCTATGCCCATTTTTACGTCCAGCATAACTAATAACTGTTAATCTATCAAACTTCTGATCAGTTAAATCTTTAAATTCACTCATTAAATATCACCCTGCTTATAATATTATTATACAATTTAATTATTTATGCCATTATAATTAAAATTTTATATAAAACATTATTTTTTATATTATAAAACGTAGATTTGCTTGTATTAATCCCAACGTATATTTGCAAAATTACCTTTTCTTTCTTCCCTTATATTTTGTAATACTAAATCCCATTCTGTTACTATCTTTAAATTATCTGCTCTATGACATACACCATATTTAAACTTAATTTCATTCATTGAATTTTTCAGATTAAAACCAATAACTTTTCCTATAATCCACCCTGTACTTATATTTTTACAATAATCACCAACTTTAAAACCTTTATATTCTTCCACGATTTTTCACCTCTTATAAAACACAGGCTTTATAAACACTTTAATTTTTCATTGATTAAGCTCAACGATAATTTTATAATCTTCTCCTGTTTGAACAGAATCACCAAATTTATTTCTTTCAAAACTATCAAACTTTTCAACAACTTTTATATAATTTAACATCCATTTTTTGATTTGTTTTAATCTATCTTTATTCATTTTCTTATTCCTCATCAAAGATACAATTGATCGGCTTATAAATTCCAATCTTGAATTTGACCACACTTATGTTTCTTTGAATTTAATCTAACTTGTTCACCACAATAACTACAAGAATAAGTATATCGATGAACCAATTCTTTTTTATCACAGCACCATGTACATTCATCACTTACTAACGGTTTTTGAGGTGTTATTTTATACAACTTATCTTGTGCGATATTCAATTGATTGTTAAGATTTTTAACTTTATTTTCTAAATATTCTCTTGTTAACATGTTTAATTCTCCTATAGCCTTATTACAGGCTACACACCATTATATTAATATCTGTATCACTAAATATATCCTCGATTATTTCTCTTAATCTAGACCATTGTAGACGGTCTAAACCGCATCCAATCTTCGGCATAGCAAGATATTTTATATCATCGTCTACGCAAAATCCTTTCATTTGTTCAAGTGTAAATTTAAGTGTTTCATAAGTAGGTTTATTCCAATATCTATCTTTCGTGACTAAATTAAATACTCTACCAATACAAATAGTGTTTGGATATTGACCTGTACCAAGAGCAACCAATGTATCTCTAAGTTTAAATCTCTTTTGAAATTCAATTGCAATACCTGCACCTAAAGCATAATCGGATGATATACAATGAGCAAGATAATATTTATCTGGTATATCAAATAAGTTTCTTTTTTCTTCTGTTAAAGTCATTTGTTCTACCTCTTGTTGATTATGTTTTTCTTTATATAGTATTTCTTCAATAACAAAAACAAAATCATATTCTAATTCTTTTTCTGAAATATTTAATATATCTAACCCAAATTGGCATATAATTCTATGCAAAAATTAAAATCTTCTTCTAACCACATATCAATATGTCTATCACTTATAATATATACAATATTATCAAGATCACCATATGAAGCATGATAATTCATAAATATATTTGGTTTATCAATAAATTTCTTTACATTATCGCATATCGTAATTTCGTTACAAATTGATATAATATAATCTCTATTATTTTCAGTATCCTTTAAATTGCGGATAAATTCTATATCTTCACATATCCTCTTTTCTATTTCTTTATTGATTTTATCAATAATCTTATCAACCTTTTCTTGTCTAATACTTTTTTTCTGATATTTTACTCATGTTATTTAACCTCCACTATTTTATTTCACAAACAACGCTAATATTAATAATACTATTTCATGTAATCTATGGTCAATACCAATATGCATAAATCCAAAATTCTGATAATCATTTATCTGCTCAACCGACATACCTTTAAACCTCATTATTGCCTTTACAGGGATACGAGTATCTATAAGAGTATGAGTAATAAACAATACTAAAAAGACTAGCCAGAACGAATGTATAGGGCTACCAAACACTATCCACAATGTAAATATAGAAGTCAATATAGCGTAAATAAACGAATGACTACTAACTGCCAATAAACTTAACCATTTATTATTTCCCTTACTCCATTTGCTTTTATTTACAGCTTGCCAATTCCATTGAAATACCCAATCTACAAACAAACCGATTATATATGTTACTATTAGAAACTTGATATTTATATTCATTTATTATCTACCCCTTATTATTTATTCATAAAACTTTATTAATTTATCAATTTGTCGATTTAAATAATCAATATCAAAAGAATTATCTATAACAACATTTACAACTTGATATTTTTTATAAAAAGACAATTGAGAATTAATTCTTGTATTTGCCTCGTCTTCCGATAAATTATTTCTATTCATCAATCTTAATTTTTGCGTGCTCTCATTAACATAAATCAACCATATTTCGTCTATAGATATTCGTTCAAATAATTTAGTTTCAATAAACAAAGGAATATCTAAAACAATTATATCATTTGAATTTTTACTCTTATATTGATTAATGATTTTTACAATTTCAAATTCAACTTTAGGATGAATAATTTTATTAAGTTTTTCTAATGCGATGTTATCATTAAAAACTATATCACTTAATATTTTTCTGGTAGCTCATCGAATTTTGTGTAAATAGAATTTCCATCCAGACAGAAATCAGTACAGATTGGTTTTGATTTCATATGAAATCAAGGTTGTGGATTTCCCCTTATTGGCCGTACTTCTGGAAGTGAT